GGCGACGGCTGGCGCGTCGTGCTTATGCCGTGTCGCGACAAGGTAGGCGTTTGGTACGGAGAACCCTTTCCCGGGGCGCCATGATTCCGACCTGGATCGCGTGGTGCGCGCTTTTCTTCGGCGTCGGGATCGGGCTGCTCGTGGCGCTCGTTTGGATTGGGAGCGCAGGCCCGTCATGACCCAGTGCCCCAAGTGCGGCTGCACGCGCATCAGCGGACCGCATTACGAGAGCAATGCGCTGTTTGATTTTCACCAATTCTCCAGCGACCGGCTCCGCTACACCTGCTGCCGGTGCGGGTACTCCGCGACGCGTCCGTGTCTCGACTCGAGTGTGCCGCACGTGAAGACTCTCGCCGAGATTGCCGAGATTGCCGAGATTGCCGAGATTGCCGAGATGGCGAAGGGCAGGAAGCAGTGACCGACCACGCCCTGTCCTGGGTTCTGATCGCGGTGTGCCTCGTGTGGATCTGCACGCTGGCGGGAGGGACGGGCTGATGGTGCTGGAGCTTTTGCTCAGCGTTGCGTACCTGGTCGTGGCCGGCGGCTTTTTCGCATTCCTTCTGCGCATTGCTCCGGATGGGTACTCCGGGACCTGCGCCGGCATGGCGCTGCTGTGGCCGTTCTTTCTCCCGATATCCATCGGTGTAGCCATCGTCACGAATGCCATTGAGGCACGCGAGCGGCGCCGCTTCGAGGAGCCTCCACCATGACCCTCTGCACCCGAGCCGAGGCGGCGAAACACCTCCGCGTTTCTGTGCGCGCTTTCGATGCTCATGTGCGCCCCGACTTGACACCTGTGCGCATCGGTCGTCGCGTGCTCTTCCGCCAGGAGGATCTGGACGCATGGGTAGACCAGCAAAAGGATGGCGCCTCCGACAGCGAGGTAGAAACCTCGCGGTCCGATTCACGCACGCGGGTCGACAGGTCGAGCTCAGTACAGGCACCGCTGACCCTGAGCGAGCTGCGCAGATTGCCGCGAGAAAATATTCCGAGGTCGTATCAGGAAGGCGCGCAACGCGGCGACTGGCCGCCCATCGTGGGCCCGGAACCCCCCTCGGCGAAGTGGGTGCGCAATGGCTGACCTCGTGCGTGGGCTCGCTCGACGACCGCACGATCGCGGAGTACGCGCGCTACTTCGAGAAGCTGCTCGACCCGTTCTTCGGGACGGCCGAGCGGGTGACAACCGAGAAGGCACGGGACTACATCGCGGAGCGCTTGGGGGAGGTTCAGCCGGCGACAGTGACGAAGGAGCTTTCCGCCCTGCGCTCGGCGGTCAAGTGGCACTACGGGGACTCGGCACCGGCCGTCCCGAAGGTGAGCAAGCGTGCCACGGGGACGAAGTACGAGAAGCGTCGCAGGGGAGCTCCTACCGAGCTGACATCGGCCGAAGTCCGACGTATCCTAGCTTCCATGCCGGAGCGGACCCGAGACGACCTGCCAGCCCGAGCCTTCTTCACGGCGCTCTACGAGACCGCGCTCCGGCCCGCGGCCCTCTGTCTGCTCTCGGTGCCCGAGAACTACCGCAAAGGCCGGAAGGAGCTCACCCTGGGCCGCGAGCAGGACAAGGCCCGGTGGGGCCGGCCGCTCCCACTGACACCCGCGGCGCGCGCGGCGCTCGACAGCGCGGCGCCGGCGGCAGGTCTCATCTTCGGCGAGCACCATTGGTGGCGCATCTTCCGGGCTGCGGTTTCGAAGGCGAAGCTCCCTCCGGAGAAAGCAGCCTCGGTCTGCCCGTACGACTTGCGCCACGCCAGGATAACGCACTGGGTGGACGACGGGGCGAGCCTCACTGGGGTTCAATATCTTTCAGGCCACAAGCTGCTCGCGACGACCACCAAGTACGTCCGGCCGAGCCTCCGGGCGGCCATGAGGGTTGTAGGGAAACGGGGACTCCGTGCCCAGACCAAGAAGCGCCGCAGGGCGTTAAAGAAGCTCGATTCGTAGTCACGCGATCGGAAACTTCTTCTGATGCGGGCTTCGATAAGCGCGGCAGTTTCGAGCCTGTAGCAAGCGCCCCGGGGAGCGAAAACGGCTCGTGGCCCCCAGATTACTGGGAAGCGTTCCCTAATACGCTAGAGCAGTGGACTGAAAAGCCGGTAGTCAGGGTCTCGCAAGCGGTTGAGATTGCTCGGGAGGGCGGGAATCCAGCTGCATCCGGTGTGACGGATAGTGCGCCGAGTGACGCTGGCGTCCGCTGGGTGCGTAGCAGAATCGTTACATCCGCCCGCACCCGCGCCTTCCGCGCGGCGGCCTGGCGCCATTTCCAGCGACGGGCGGTGGCGCCGTGAAAACCTTCGGAGATACGTCGCTGCTGGAGCTGTACGCAGCTCTGCGAGAGCGTGGCCTGGAACTGGAGGGTATCCATGACGTCGCGCTGAAAGCCGGGAAGCAGCACATCTCGATCCAGGTTTGGAAGGACGGGAGGTGTCGGCTCTACGAGGTTTCCTTCGGAGACCCACTGGGTACCACTCTGGATAACATCGCGCTGGACGCGAAAAAGAGGGCTCCGTCGTGACCGTCGCGGTCCGCCGCATCAGCCGCGCGATGGTAGACCACCTCGCGTTCATTGCTGCGCTTGACAATCCGCCGTTTGTCCAGCTCCGGCGCGGCGACCACTGGGAAAACCAGCGCACGCATGATGCCTTGCTCCGACGCGAGCTCATCGTCGTCGACGCCGAGGGCTACACCCACCTAACGCGCGCCGGGGTTGACGCGCTAACCGCCCGCCCCGTAGCGCAACCCGAGCCGACGACGGGGGCCCGGTGATGGCCTCCTGCCCCTACTGCGGCCGCTCGTGCACGTGCGCGACACTTTGGGACGAGTACGGCACGCCAAGACAGACACACGTTGCGTGCCCACGATGCGGCGAAGCGGACGAGGTCGGCTCGCATTTCGATAACGCCTGGTGCTGTTCGTGCAGCTGGCGCGGCTCGTTGACGGCTATGCGGCGCCCCGCTCGCTCAGCGGCGCAACCCGAGCCGACGACGGGGGTCCGCAGCCGCCTCCCGCCTCGGAATCGGGGTGCAGCCGTGACGTACCTGATTGGACCCGTGCGCATGTACGACGTGCCGCGCCACCAGCGGGCGCCCGTTAGCACGTTGCCGTTCACGCCGCGCGTCGTGTCGAGGTGGGCCGTTGTCGATCTCGACGCCATCGTCTCCGGGCTGCGTGCCGTGCACGGGACGCTAGCATCCCCCGCTCGCGCAGTGGCTCAACCCGAGCCGACGACGGGGGTGACCGGTGTGTGACGATTGGGATGACGGCGAGCCGCCGGACGTCTGGGTCCGTGAATGGCGGCGAGCCCGCAAGGAGCACGAGTGCTGCGCCTGCGCGGAGGCAATTCGTGCCGGCGAGCGCTACCACCTGACGCGCCAGCTCTTCGAGGGCAGCTGGGACGAGTGGAAGCACTGCGCGCGGTGCTGGGCGATCTGTGAAGCGTTGTGGGCAAGCGGGCGCGACTCCATTGAGTACGGGCTCAACTGCGGCGAGCTCTGGGAGCGACCTCCGCCGGAAGTGGAGCGGCTCGCGTTTCTGACTCGCGAGGAAGCCCAAGCGTTGCCGACAACGAGGTCCCGGTGATGCACTGGCCCAGCTTCGCATTCGGCGCCTCCGCCACAGCCCTCGTCGTGCTGGCCATCGAGATTGCGTGCTGGGTCGCGCGGTGGAGGAAGACGTGAGCGACGACGCAGTTTTGGAGGCGCTGCTCCGAGCCAAGGCTCGGGTCGGTCGAGGTTGGATCAAATGGTCCTATCGCAACGGCGACGACGTATGTGCGCTTGGTGCAATTGGCGCGCATTCCGGTGTCGCCTATCCCATGTTCCTCGATTGCGAAATGTATCTTCATCGAGCGCTAGCTGCCGTTGGTACGCGCGCCAGGGGGCTCGGTATCGGCGGGTTCAACGACTGGCCGTCTGTTGAGCAGCGCCACGTGCTCGGATTGTTCGACTGGGCCATGCAGCTGCGGCGCATCGACTTGGCGAGAGGTGACAAATGAGCTTTCACCGCATCGTGCCATCGGAGTGGCCGTTCCAAGCGGCGCATCGAGCCAGGCAGAAACGGCGCAGGCTGTGTATCTGCTGCCCGAACAAAGCCGCACCGGGGCGCGTGCGGTGCGTCAGGTGCCTCGAAGTGCAGCGCACCTGTGAACGACGGCGGCGCATCGACTTGGCAAAGGCGAAGCCATGACCGCGAAGGCGAAGCGTGCGAGCCCGACCAGCCTCGAAGTGTTCAAGGCCGAACGCGCCGCGAACGGACGCCTTGCGCTGTTCTGGGAACGCACCCGACGCATGCGGGCAGAGCTCCAGCGTTTCAGTGACCTTTTGGAGCTCGAGCTGCTCATCACCATTAAGGCAGAGCTATCCGAGTTCCGTTCCGTTGAAGCGAAGCTAGCCTACATCGACGGGCACCGGGGCTATCTGACGTTCGGTCAACGGGCCGCGCTGGAGCGGTACATAGGCGCTACGGACAAGCCCCGCCGCGCGCGAAAGGGACGCAAGTGATGATCCCTCAACACCTGTCACTCACAAATGAACACCCGACACCTGAGCACGTTGTCCTCGCCGCGCGCCGGACGCTGGGAGCATTCGACTTGGACCCAGCCTCATCCGTGGCGATGAACGAACGGATCGGTGCCTCGCGCTACATCGGCTTGCCCGACGACGGACTCAAGCACTCCTGGCACGGGCGCGTATTCCTGAATCCTCCAGGCGGGCTCACGCCGAAAAAATGGAAGGTGCGTTACGCGACGCGATCGAACGCTACAGCTTGGTGGCGCAAACTCGCGGAGGAGTACGCCTCACATCACGTAACGGCTGCCGTATTCATCGGTTTCACGCTGGAGCTGCTGCGGTCGGCACAGGGCGGGAAATGGGCGCACCCGTTCGACTTCACGATTTGTGTCCCGAGTGAACGTCTCTGTTTCGCTGGCGACGATCCGACGCACGCGAACGTGATCGTCTATCTCGGTCCCGACGTGGATGTGTTCGAACGGGAGTTCTCGTCGATAGGAAGGGTGAAACGATGAAATCCCTCGTCTGGCACGAAGACAACGACGCCGGCATCGACGCGCAGGAGCTTTACGAGCTGCTGCGCACCCACGGCTTTGTCGACGAGAGCTGGCTAGTGGTCGACGCTGACACTGCGCGTCGGGTGGGCGAGCTCGCCCGAGACATCATGGCGGAGATCAGGGCGAGCGAGGGCGAGCGGGCGTATGCGGCCACGTGCAAAGACGCGGACCGCGATGCACAGGAGCGCGGAGATGACTCGCATGATCCCTGAGCATCGTCCCGCCGTGGACTACATGGCGATCCTCAGCGGCGCGATCGCGCGGGCGGCGGAGAGGCTAGGTCTCACTCCGGAAGATGTCGCGCTCGACGCAATCGAATACCTCGACACCCACGAGGAAGCAGACTGGGGCTGCGTAGCCGCTTGCGCCGAAATGGTGCGCGAGCGGCTGCGCAAAGCAGCCAAGGAGCCGACGCCATGAGCCGCCCAGCGAATCCGCGCTTTTCGATCTCGAGGCGGTGGACGCCGGAACAGAAGGAGCGCGACCCGGAGGACGCGCCGGGGCAGCGCTATCGTCTGGAATTTCGCGCGGGACCGACGGCTTGGCGCACGTACGGAACGGTGCCGAGTCTGTCACGGGCCAAGCGTAGTGCCGAAGCGTACGAGGGAGAGATGCGCGCGGTGGATCTGCGCACGAAGGAAGTCGTCAAGGTTTGGTCGGGGGGACGGGAGGTGCCGCGGTGAGCGAAACGCAATTGTCCAAAGCCATCCGCGACGCACTCGCGACCATGGGCGTCTGGGTGATCCGTTCGCAGGTCAAAGGCCGCACCGGAAAGCGCAGCGTGGCCACCGGTGAACCAGGTCAGCCGGATCTGTACTTGCCCGCGCTGAACGCACACATCGAAGTGAAAGTCGGCGGCGGCAAACTCAGTGCAGCGCAAATCGCCTGGCACTCACGCGCTGCAAAGCACGGCGTGCGCGTTGCTGTTGTCCGGACGGTGTCTCAAGCCATAGGCATCGTACGTATGTGGAAACACGAAGTTACTCACGAAAGAAGTATGGGATGGCGCTAAAGGATATGATCGGGAAAACATGCGGTCGTCTCACGGTCATTCGATACTTTGATGTCACCGGAAGACGCATGCATCGTTGGCTGTGTCAATGTGAATGCGGTTCACAGACGGTTGTGCGTGGCTCAGAGCTGCGCACGGGCGGCATACGTTCCTGTGGGTGTCTGAAACGCGAGCGTACGAAAGAGATGCTGCCGATTATGCGCGCGGCTCAGTGGGGTGATCGCGTAGCAGCATTCCACGCGAAGTATGAGCGTGGCGATGGTTGTTGGAAATGGAAAGGAGGGCGCACGACTGGTTATCCAGGGCAGCTAGGCGGATACGGAGTGTATCATATGCTCGGAGAAAAACGTGCGCATCGGATTGCGTGGCGCCTCGCTTATGGCCCCATACCGAAAGGCATGTGTGTTTGCCACAGGTGCGACAATCCGTCATGCGTTAACCCGGAGCATCTATTCCTGGGGACCAAGGCGGAGAATAACGCCGATAAGCAAAGCAAGGGGCGAGCCGTTATTTTGAGTGGTGAGCGTCACGGTAATAGCAAGCTAACCGCCGCCCAATTGGAAGAACTTGTGGCACTTCGAGGCAACGGCAAATCACTTGGTTACTTGGCCTCTAAGTTTGGGTTGTCCAAGTCCTCCATTTCGGCCCGATTGCGACGCATTGTCGCGAGGCAGTTATGATCTGGAACACTGACACGGTGCGCAGTCAGTCCGAGGCCGTGAAGGTGGTGCGTATGTGGATCGCGGAGAGCAGGCGAGGTGCGGCGTGATGCGTCTAACCTACTACGACACGAGCTACGGACTGCGGCGACGCTACCGTCGCCAGTGGGCTCAGCTCGTGGCAGTCGTACGCGCGCTGTTGCATCGGCGTTGCGAATTCTGCTTTGGTCCAATCGACGTTCGTGCCGGTACGCGAAACCGCAAGCGCAGCATTCGATTCTGCTCACATGCTTGCTCGAAGATGCATTGGGCGGAAGAGCACGAGACTCAGCATGGAAACCCAAGCAGTAACGCGAGTCCAACACCCCAACCTTTCGGCCGAGCTGGAAGCGGCGCGCGGTCCAGTGTTGTGCGCAATCGCGCGCGGCGTGTTACCGGAAAGTCTCCAAACAAAAAAGCCTCGGGAACGGCTGTTACCCGTCCCGAGGCCAACCTCGAACTTCCGTTGGTGCGAAAGGGAGGTGCGGTTTGCATGGACGAAACCTAGAGCATGATCAAGCCGCGACATTCGTTCAGAGGCGAAACGCCTCAAAAAACGAGCCTATTGATGCGGTTTGCGCCATGGCCATGAACGGCAATCCGGGCGACGCAGCCGTGGCATGCCTTATCGAAGGCAAAACTTATGCGCGCAACGTTGGCCAGATGAGCAACTGCCGCGCGGCAATTTTTTCAGTGGAGCTACCGCTCGATATCATGCCGAGCGTGACGTTCCGGCTCATTCATTGTTCCGGCGTAAGCGGACTGGGCGAGCATCGTAAATACATTGGGCATCGTGACGACGATGTCTGCGCGCGTGTCCTAGCGAAGCTGAAGAAAAGTCAGCTAGTGTTCGTTCGCAAGGAACAGGACAAGCGCTATCCAATAGCAAAAGCAGCCGCGAAACGGTGCCTCGACAGTGGCTGTGACACCTGGACTCCTTCTCCGCTTGAGACCGACGATGCGCTATCGAGCATGATTGAAAACAAAGCCGCTACGCGCACAGAATCACCCGTCGAATCCGACCTATTCTGCGCTTTGCGTAAGTGGTTTCCAGAGGCGTCGACGTATGCACCTGACGAGGCTCGCCAGTGGTACCGAGTGCCAGCCTTGTCGGGAGCTTTTGGCGTCCTGGTGCCACAGCTGAAAGTGGGCGAATACCGCGCCGACTTCGCCGTCGTTTCGGACTCGGCACAGCTTATTGTCGAGGTCGACGGGTACGCCTATCACGACACGACGCGCGACCAGCTCGAACACGACAGGCAGCGCGACCGCTATCTGATGCGAGCCGGCTGGCGCGTCGTGCGGTTCACCGGACGCGAGGTACATCGAGATCCGGACGCTTGCGCGCGCGAGCTAATCGAAACGCTCAAGGGCATCGAATGAGCAGCTACACCAAGCTTTTCCGCAGCATCATTCATTCGACCATCTGGCGGGCCGACGACTCGACACGCCTTGTGTGGGTGACGATGCTCGCGCTCGCGGACCGCGACGGGATGGTCGAGGCCTCGATTCCGGGCCTCGCCGACGCTGCGCGCGTGACCGTCACACAGTGTCACGCTGCTCTTGTGACACTGCTCGCGCCGGACCATTACTCGCGGTCCCAGGAGGACGAAGGGAGACGGATCCGGGAGGTTCCGGGGGGCTGGGCCCTCGTCAACTACGTTGCCCACCGGGAGCGGTACGGCAAGGAGGAACGTCGCGAAAACGCACGAGAAAGACAGCGTCTTAAGCGCGAGCGTGACCGTCACGCAAAGTCACAGCCGTCACGCGCTGTCACGAAAAGTAACATATACGCAGAAGCAGAAGCACAGAGAGAACCCCCTACCCCCTTGCCCGACGTGCCGAAGGCGCAGGCGCCCGCTCGCCGCGACCTGATGGCTCTGAGCTTGAACCCGCTGCGCGCCGACGTGCTCGAGCTCCACGCCGCCTACCGCGCCGCGTTCGGTCTGGCGCATCACAAGCTCACCGGCTCGACCGACGTGAACGCGCTGCATCTCTCGGACGCGATCGACACGCACGGACTCGCGGCTTGTTTGCTAGTCCTGCGCTACGCGCCCGAGGACGGCATGGTCAGCGGCAAGGCGGACGAGCGCGGACAGAAGCACGAAAAAATCTCATACGTCTTCGGCAATCCGGACACGTTCGCGAGAATTCTACGCGCTGCCGAAAGCCGCGAAGGCAAGGCGTCTAACCAGGTTTCCGGGCGTGAGGCAGCAGCAAGGGCTCGAGAACTATGAGCGCGCCGACGATCACGTTCTGGCGCAACCTGCTGGACCCGGAGGGCACGGAGCGCGTACTCGAGTGGGAGGCGCTGTTTGCGCGGTTCGAGCGCGTTGAACCGTTCCGCGGGCAGGACGAGCACCCGGGCTGGAGCCCTGCGAAGTTTTCGCCCTGTCGTCGCGGCCTGGAGAACGTCAAAAGCGTTTTCGCGGTCTGTCTGGACTACGACGGCGGCGAGCCCATCGACGCAGCACGAGCCGCCTGGCTTGGCTACCGCGGCTTTCTGCACACGACCCGTAAGCACACATCCGATGCGCACCGGTTTCGCGTCATCCTGCCGCTCGTGCGCCCGGTCTCGCCGTACGAATTCGCTGCGCTGTGGCGAAGGGTCAACGCGCACGCCGGCGGCAGGCTGGACCCATCGCCGAAGGACCCGAGCCGGTTTTGGTTCGTGCCAGGCGCTGGCGATCACGAGGGCGCCGAGTATCGCAGCGAACGTTGGGAAGGCGCGTTGCTCGACCCAGACGAGTGGCTTTGCAAGCCCGAGCCAGCGCAGCCGCAAGCGCAGCGGAGCGTGCACGAAGACGCAACGGCACTCGAGCGGCGCGCGATTGCGTACATCGGCAAGATGCCAGCGGCGCTCAGTGGCAGCGGCGGACACAAGGCAACGTGGCAGGTAGCGCTGGTGCTAGCGAAAGGTTTCAACCTCAACGAGCAAGCGACGCTGCGCATTTTGCTCGACCACTACAACCCACGATGCGAGCCCGCGTGGAGCGAAAAGGAACTCACACACAAGGCAAAGCAAGCGCAGAAGGCACGGACGCCAGACGGTTTCAAACTCGACGACGAGCGCGAGTGGACGAGCCAAAGTCGCGGATGGTCGGACGACGTCCCGCACGATGACGAGCCGCCGCCGGACTTCGTGGAAGATGAGCCGCCGATGCGCGAGCCAGGCGACGACACCAACGAGAAGACCAACGGCGCAGCGGCGACGGTGTCAGCTGTCGAGCGTTACGGTTTTCTGTCGATGCTCGACCTGATGCAGCAGGTTGCCGAGGAGCTCAACAAGCCTCGCCCACGGACCGGAGCACGCACCGGCAGCATTGATCTCGATGATGCGATCGGAGGCTTTCGTCACGGCAACGTGACCGTGTTTGGAGCCAAGCGCGGCTTTGGCAAAACCAGCTACGGCAACCTCGTCACCAGTCTCGCCATGCCGGACATCAACGTGCTCATGTTTGCAGGCGAAGACGCCGCGACCATGTACGGCAAACGTTTCCTTGCCGCACGCGCTAACCTGAACGCGATGCTACTGCGCGACTACCGGTGCAACCGGGACGACTGGCCACGCATTACGCAAGCGCTGACAGATGCGCCACGAAATCCGTTTTTCGTACGCTGCGCAGGGAAGCCGATCGAGTGGGTAGCAAAAGCCATCCGTGATGTTTCCAAAGAGCAGCGCGTCGACCTCGTGATCGTCGACTACCTGCAGAAGTTTCGCACCGCGAAGAAGCTGCAGGACCGACGCAACGAAGTGACATACGTCACGGCAACGCTACAGGACGCGATCAAAACAGCAGGCGCGGCGGGGCTCTTGTTCTCGCAGCTCAAGCGCACCGAGCGTCTCGAGCCGGACGTCGAGGACCTGAAAGAGAGCGGCGACATCGAGGACATGGCTGACCACATCCTGCTCGGCTGGAAGGTCGACGCGAACGGATCGCAAAAGCATGCGCAGCGTTTCATCAAGCTCGCCAAGAACAAAGACGGCACGGAGGCGAGCGAGGTGCAACCTGTGCCGATGCCGTGGAACGTGCGCACCGCAAACTTCGAAGAACAGAAAGCGCCGTTCAGCGAATTCGAGGACGGTTTCCAGGACGGTATGCGCGACTTTGACGATGAGGCTCGCTACCCATGACCCCCTGCGCCTCCCCGACCTGCCAGTCCGCGCCGCCGCACGCGCAGCTACGCTAAAATGGATCAGTAATGAAAACAGTCACTGAACAGTTTGAAGACAAGTATTGCCCAGAACCGAACACCGGCTGCTGGCTTTGGTTTGGCGCTACGAGGAACGGGTATGGAGCATTTTTGATACGTGGGCATCGCAGTCAAATTCCGGCTCACCGTTGGGCATATGAACATTTCGTTGGGCCGATACCCGAAGGGCTAACGCTGGACCACTATCGGCTCAACCCTGGACCGAGAAATGCGCCGTGCAGTCTGGTGTGCGTTAACCCGGAACACCTGGAGCCTGTTACGCGCAGCGAAAACTCTAGGCGCAACTGGTCCAGAATCGTGCTCGTCAAGGTTACGCTAGGACAGGCCGCAGAGATCAGAGAACGCCTGCTTCAGGGACAGCGTCAGATCGACATAGCCCGAGAGCTTGGAATCTCGAAGCAGACCATCTCCGCGATCAGCACGGGAGTAAGACGGTTCGGAACACTGGGTGAGCCAGGTAGCTTTTCTAAGGGAAAAGCGGCCGGTGAACGCAACGGGAGAGCCAAACGAGTGGACGTGAACGGCATCCGCGCCGCACGGGTCGCAGGGACCTCCTTTCGCGAACTGGCGAAGATGTTTGGCGTCAGCAAGACGCAGGTTCAACGGATAGTGCGCGGAGATAATTGGCAGATCAGGACATAGTGAAAGCGATGACCAGTTCAGGATGTGAAGCGCCGGAATGCAAAACGGTCAATCCGATAAACCTCTGGACCATCGGGCCACTCGTCAAAGGCGGCGGGACGATCCTGCTCTGTGGACCATGTTTGGCCCTATGGTGCGACTCGAAAGGCGCGAAGCCGCGCGAGCCGATGGAGGTGCGGCGGTGACGACCATGCGGGCGCACTCAGATTGTCTGCGGGACGTGTGCTGCGTCGAAGGGCTGCGGTACCTCGGCGAACTCCCGAACGACCAGCATGCGGACCCGGGCTGGCGACACGTGCGGCTCGACATTCGATGGATGGGCGGCACTCTCTCGAAACGCATCCGCTACTGTCCGTTCTGCGGCTCGTCGTTTCGGGAACCGTTGCCAACGAGTGAACTCGCGTCGATGCAACAAGACGCACGCGACGCCATACGCGAAGCGAAAGAGCTCGGCGCGCAGCTCGACGAAATCAGCCGCCAGAAAGCGCGCGGGGTGCGGCGGTGAGCTTACACGACATCCACTTGAGCTGGCTGACGCCATCACAGTGGCGGTACGGCAGAGTGACGGGCGTAAACCCGTGGCGCGGATGGGTCGCCGGGATCGAGCGCGAAGGTAAGATCGTGCGCTTGCGATTGCTGGGGCTGGTTGTTTCTGTCGAGGCCCGCACATGAGCAACACAACCGACGCCGACCTACTCCGCCGCGTGCTCGATCGCGACACGGAGATTTGCGAAACCGATAACGACCGCGCGCTGTACGTCAACGAGCGCGAAGCATTCATCTCGATGCTGACGCAGGTCGAGCGCTACGAGCTCACCGCGAAACAGAGGTCATGGTTGGAGGCCGCCGCCGTTCGCCTGGGCGTGCTCGACGTAGCGCCGGCCGCGAACGTGTTCTCGAGCCTGCCGCCAGCGGAGCAGCAACGGCACAAGGAGCGCGCGGCGAGTGTCGTTTTGCCGTGGGAGCGGCCTGGTTTTCGGCGTGCGTTGAAGCCGCCAGGTAGAATGTGATGCCTAACATCGTCACCACAAAACCAAAGCGCAGCTGGTTCATGTCGCTCGTACGCGATCCATTCACGCTACAGGTCGAGTTCGTCGTGCCGCTCACGCTCCCGAGGCACATGCGCATCGTGAAGAAAACGAGGCACAGTTACCTGCGCTGCAAGTGCGGCTGCGAGCGGCGGGTTACGCTGTACTGGGCAGGCAAGATGCGCAACGGGAAACTCGTCGGACGGAAACGCCGCGCGGCATGTATCGGCGCGGTGACGTGGGCACGCGATCACGTGTGCAGGTCGGAGGTCTGATGGGTGACATCGTGGAGCTCGCCGCCGCCCGCACGCGCCGATCAAGTGGCGACTACATCGAGTGCCGCTTGGGCGACGAATGCATCGAGATCGTGATCTACAAGCGCGGCGGCGTGCATACTGTATTCGACATGTCACCCCGTGGTGCCGCTGCGTTTGCGCGCGGACTGTTGGCGCTTGCGGCGAGTGCCCGCAACGAAAGCCGCGAGCCATGAGCAACGCCCGCAATCACCTCGAGTCCCTGTTCGCGCAGATGCACGAGTCCCAGCTACGCGAACAATTGCACAAAGAGGAAAAAGCGAAACACGAAGCGGAGATTGCGCGGCTCATGCTGGAGCACGTGACGAAACATCTCGAGCTGCCGGACATCGAATGGCCGGGGGTTAAATCATGAAACCAAGCGACGAAGTCCCGAAGCTGACTGTCGGAGGCGAACTCGACCTGAGACTCGACGGCCCGGACATCACGACGTTGGCGTATGAGACTCCGCCGTTGACGATGACGATCAGGCAGCCCGAGCCGCGCCAGTTGCGCATCCCGCCGCGCGTGATGGAGATCGCGAAGAAGCACACGCCGGAGGGCCAGGGGTACATCAGCGATAGCGAGTTGGTTTACGCGATGCTCGAGTATCTGTGCGAGATGGAGGAGCGGAAACCATGAAACCAAGCGAACAGATCAAAGCGGCCGCGCGTAAGTTTTTCATCGTCACGTTTACCGGTACGACAGACGACAATGTGCGCCACCTGCACGGGATCAACGACGCGCTGCTCGTCTACCTCGACGAGCTCGAGGAGCGCGTGCGGAAGCTCGAGGCGAGGGCGAAAGGGAACGCGAGGCCGTGACGGAAAGCACCAAGCACGTCTGGCTCCAAGACGAAGCACCGAAGGTGACCGTCGTGGCTGACGAACTCGGCATTAGGCTCACCGTGCGCGACGGCGAAACGGTCTGGCTCGGTCACTGGGAAGCTGTAGAGATCGGCATCGAGCTGATCCAATGCGCAGAGCGCACGCGACACGTTGGGGCTTGGGCGCAGAGCGAGACGAAAGGGAGGACAGACCCATGACCCCAGTCAACAAGCTCGCGTACATCGCCGAGCTCCGCGAGTCGCTCAAGCGGGCCCGCACGTGCGGCGAGTGTAGGCATTGGCTCGGTCTGGCAGCGGAGCCGCATCATACCGTGCTCGAAGGTCACTACATCTGCCTGGCCATCACGCGCGCGTCTGTGCTGCCTCACGTCCCGAATCGGACGCGCCGTGTGCTGGCGCGTGGTCTTGATGGACAAGAGGCGCAGGTGTTCACGCGACGCGACTTCGGTTGCACGCTCTGGCAGAAAAGCGAACCGGACAGCGAGGCGGCGGGGACGAAGGGATTGCCATGAGCGCCGCCAAGGTCCGCCGCAAGCTGACGCGCATCCAGCGGGAGCGGCATCGCGACCGAGTCATCGGAGATCTGGCCACGTTTACGAAGGCAGACATCGAAGCCATGCGCGGCAAGCCCAAGCTGTCGACGCGCATAACAGACTACGCCGGCACGAAGAAGCACGCCGGGTACACGAAGTTCAGCATCGGGGCGATATTCAGGGCGGGTAAAACGAAAACGCCCGGCTTGTGACCGGGCGCTCTCAAGTCGCTGTGGCGGCGTACTTGAGAGGAAATCCTACATGGCAAACGCGATCCACGCAACCGACACGCCGCGCGTCAGTCTCCGCCACCCGACCGACTCCGCCGAGCTCCGCTGGTACTTTTCCCATGGCGGACTGGCAGTTTTCCAAACGAGCACGTTCGGTTCTCAGCTCGAGCGCATGCGCATGTTCGCCTATGGCGGACGGACGTGCGAGCCATGCGCCGGGCTCGGGTTCGTGCCGAGCAAACCCGACGTCTGGCGGGCTGCCACCGAGCGCGAACGCGAGCTGCTTTCGTTCGTGGGCATCAACGCCGACGAGCTCGTGCCGCCGCTTGCGGACCAGGTTTGCAAACCGTGCGGCGGGCGCGGCTGGCAACCGTCGCAGAGCCGGACCAATGCACGCGCGCCCCTGACGGCGCGTCCACGGGGCTCCAGCGTAAAGGGCAAGCCGGGCGGCGTGGACGTCGGCGAGGTGAGCCTGGCTCGACTGGGAGCCGTCACGGCTCGCCTAAGCCGCATCTCGGCCGAGCACCGGCTGATACTGGACGCTTTCTACTCGCCCAGCGGTGGCGCCTTGGTGGCCCTGTACGAGGTCACGCCGGCCGGGAAGACGCTGCTCCGCCGGAACTCGCAACGACTCTCGCCGAGGCAATTCTTCGAAAACGAATCGGCTGCGCAGGCGGACAAGCACGATCGCCAGCGAGGAGCGCTGCTCGAGACCGCGGAGACGCAGGCGGCGGAGATACACCGCGAGGCGTGCGCAGCGTGGGAGGCTACGCGGCACAGGGAAGCCCGGGACGTCCGTGCGCTGGCCCTTGCCATGCTGGGCGACGAATCGTGACGCCGACGGTGCAGTGCTCGCTGATGACCCTGCGCCAAGCCGAGGTATGGCTCGGAATGCGTCCTACGGCCAAAGGGCGCGGACTGCTGCGTGTGCTCATCGCCCGCGAAAAGGAGCTCGGCAAGCCGATCCTCGTGCGGTCTCGGGGCAAGCGCCGGATCGGCCGCTACCGGGTCTCGCGCGGCGCCCTCCGGCGGCACTGCCGGCACCTGTTGCCGTCCAAGGTGGACGAACTGCGCGATAGGTTTGCCGAATTCCTGCGCGGCGTCGACGAACGCATCGAGACCAGCGTGACCTCGCACGTGGCCGAACACGTCGATCCGCAGATCGAGGAGCTGTGGCATAGGGACGAAGTGCAGGCCGAAGCGATCAAAGAGCTTGCGATCAGGCTAAAACGCATGGCCGAAGTGGCCGCGAATAATGGGACGTAGTGGGACGTGATGGGACGCTTTGAGCACGTCCTATGAGAGCCACGCGCCTCGCGCGGGGTGCCTGTTCGATGCTCACCTCCGAATACACGCGCCGCATCAGCGCCGGCCGAGAGCCCGTCATCCAGCCGAAGCGGCAACGCACGCACGCCGGACGCGCCCTCGTGGCCAGCATCGCCGAGCGCATCGAAGCGAAGGCCGCGCGGGCGAAACGCAGGGCGGCAGCGTGATACGGGTCAAAATCGACGCGAAGAAAGCGCTCGAAGACCTGCGCAGTTTCCGCAAAAAGGCCGTGCCCTACGCGCTCCGAAACGCGGTCAACACGGCTGCCTTCGAAGGCCGCAAAATCTGGCAGGGCGAGATCAAGCGCTCGTTCACGCTCCGCAACCAGTTCACGACGCGCTCGATTCGCGTGGAGAAAGCGCGCAACCCGCGCATGATCATGGCCGTGCTCGGCTCCGTGGCGCCCTACATGGCGAAGCAGGAAGAGGGCGGCACCGTCAGGGGACGTAGCGGCAAAAAGGCGATTCCTGGACCCGTAGCGGCTGGGCAAAGGCCTGGCGCAAAGCGCACGAGGCTAGTCCGTGCAGGGTTCAGACTCGGCGCAATCAAGGTCCCTAGGCTCAGGACGGGAAGCCGTATCCAACGCAACGCTGTGGCGATTGCCATGGCCAAGCGTAGGGGTCAGAAGTTCGCCCTGTTGCAACGCCCCAAGGGGGGCAAAGGGCTGTTTCTTCTTGGTGGAGGAAAACGCAAGGCCTCTACCAAGCTCCTCTACGACGTGAGCCGAAGTTCAGTGCGTGTGCCCGCAGCACCTACGCTCGCACGCACGATGCATCGCATGAACGCACGCACACCAGCAATAGTGCATGCAGCAGTACTGAAAGAGCTGAGACGCAACAAGGTTTTTGGATACTGAGCACCTACATTCACGAAGTGCCTATATTTATGCTTGTTTCACGTTCGAAACGAAGCGAAGCATGATGTGCATTGTGAATGATGCGAAATAAGCTTGTTTTTGGCTGCGAAACGCAAAGGTACTGTGGAAAACCACTACGCCGTGTGCGCGTTTGATTGCGACGTGCCCAATATCCCGACATTTTGAGGTTCTTTCAGATTTGAAATCGTCCGATGCCACACCTGATTTCCCGGTCGGCATTCGCGCGCCTGGCCGGTGTAACCCCCGGGGCCATCACGGTTGCCTGCCGGGGCGAGCTCGGAGCGGCTAGTCACGGTGACAGAATCGATACCGACCACGCGGCGGCGCAAGCCTACCTCGAGCGAGTGAGCACCCCGGACCCTGCTCGGACCGGGAGCCGCAAACGACGCCCAACCCGTCCCGGGCCCAAGCCCTCGCGCCGACCGAATCGCGACAGGCAGGCCGAAGCGGTAGCCGAAGCCGGACCGCCCTCGGACGATATCGAGAGCTTTGCGGAGATGACCCTCCGTGAACTCGTCGAGAAGTTCGGGACCGACCGGCGCTTCCGGGACTGGCTCGATGCGCTGAAAAAGCTCGAGGACATCCGCGGCGCGCGGCTCGACAACGACGAGACCGAAAAGCGGCTCATCTCGTTCGAGCTCGTCCAAACACACATCCTTGGGCTCGTAGACTCGGCGTTTCGCCGGCTCCTACGGGACGCCCCGAAGACGGCCGCGCTACGAGCTCACTCGGCGGTGCGGGCGAATGCCTCCGTCGAGGAAATCGAGCGTCTCATACGCGAGATCAACTCGAGCCACATCACGCACCTGAAGGCTCGCGCGACGCGCGTGCTGCGCAATGTCTGAGCTGTGGCGTGAGCGCTTCGAGCGCCAGCAACGTGAGCGGCTGGCCGACGCATTCGATAACCTGACGGCCGAGCTCGTCATCAAACGCCCGAGCGAATGGGCCGAGAGCAAGCGCTACTTGCCGCCCTCGGTTACGTCGCTGCCGGGGCTCTACAGTTTCAACGTCGCGCCGTACGTCCGAGAGATCCTCGACTGCCTCGCGGCGGACTCGCCCATCCGCGAGGTAACGTGGATGAAGGGCGTCCAGATCTGCGCCACGACGGGCGTGCTCGAGAACGCGATCGGCTACTACATAGACGAGATTCGGCACTCGCCGATCATGCTCGTCACGGCGGACGACGCGCTCGCGAAGCTCCGTATGGAGTCCTACGTGACTCCGATGCTGCATCACTCGGAGCTGGCGCACCTGATCAAGTCCAGCGACGAAAAGAATACGCGCAAGACCGGCAAGACCGAGAAGCGCATCGAGTGGGAGGGCGGCGGCTTTCTCATTCCGTTTGGCGCGCAGAGCGCGAACAAGCTCCGGTCGATCTCGATCGAGGTTTTGCTGCGCGACGAAATTGACGGCTGGCCAGACGTCGTTGGCAAAGACGGCGACCCGATCAAGCTCAGCGCGGACCGCACGGCGGCATTCGAAGCGTCGCGCAAAATACTCGACATCTCGACGCCGCTCGTCAAAGGTCAGTCGAAGATCGAGCAGCGTTTCCGTCGAGGTGACCAGCGGTACTACTTCGTACGTTGTCTCAAGTGCAACTTCGCGCAGACGCTGCGCTGGCGGCACCAAAACAACGAAACGGGCGAAGTAACCGGCATCTCGTGGGAGCTCGATAACGGGCGCCTTGTGCCGGACTCGGTGCGCTACCTGTGCCAGGAGTGCGGGCACCCGCACACTAACGACGACAAGACGCGGCTGCTCTCGCCGGAGCACGGCGCCGAGTGGATCCCGACGGCGGAGCCCGCGGACCCGTACCATCGCAGCTACCATCTGAGCGCGCTCTACTCGCCCGTCGGAATGCAGACGTGGGCGGCGTGCGTGCACAAGTGGCTCGACGCATGGGACGTTGAGCGCAACCGAGCCAAGGACCTCGGTCAGCTGCAGGTGTTTTACAACAACGTTTTAGGCGAGCCGTTCGAGCTCCGCGGCGAGAAGCTGCGTTTCGAAAACGTCTCGGCGCATCGGCGGAGCTACTACTCCGGCACGATCCCAAATCAGTTTGCGGCGCAGTTTTGCGGTAGCCCCGTGCTGCTGCTGACGTGCGCGGTCGACGTGCAGAAGCATTGTCTCGCCGTCGCCGTCTTCGGCTGGTGCAAAGACCGACGTGCCATTCTGGTCGATTACTGGCGCTTTGAGGGCGAGACCGAAAAGCTCGAGGATCTCCACACGTGGGGCAAGCTGCGGAAGCTCATCGAGTCGCGTGAATACACGGCAGACGACGGCAAAAAATATCGCATCATGCTCACGCTCATCGACTCGGGTTTTCGGGCGGATGACGTGTACCGGTTCGCGGAGGAGTACGTAGCCGGCGTCTATCCGGTGAAGGGACGCGACGACTCGACACGCAACGCGCGCGACCGCGAGTTCTCGGACTTCAAAACGCCGATGGGCACGATGGCCTACGGCATCTTCGTGGGTTTCTACAAGGACCGCTGGAGCGCCGCGCTTCGTCGCTCGTGGGACGGTTTAGGGCTGCAGCCACAAGGACACTTCAACGCGCCGGTCGACACGACAGACAAGCAGCTCAAAGAGCTGACGGTCGAGGTCAAGCGCGAGAAGATCGAAAAGACTACCGGCAAGCGTCTCGGTTTCGAATGGCATCGCCCTGGCGGCGCTGACAACGAATTATGGGATTTAATCGTATACAACAACGCGGCGCTCGATCTAGTGGCGCACGACGTCTGCATTCGGCAGCAGGAAATGGCATTCGTGAACTGGGTCTACTTCTACGAACGATGTAGCGAGGGCCTGTTTTTCAGCTAGAATCTAAGCGTGGCAATCGGCGTCTGTTGGGACGGTCACGAATACACGGTGGGCAACGGGTGCCCCGTATGCGCGGTGAACAGAAACCGCGAACGTTACCGTCCGAAAGGACGCGGCAAGAAGCAAAAGACATGTCCGAATGGGCATGTGTACTTGTCGGGCCAGGGGTGCGTGGTCTGCGCGCGGGCGCGCTCCAATGAGCGCAGGCGTGCAGCGTCGCGTGCCCGTAGGCGTGCCCTACCGGAAACAAAAACGTGCCGACGTGGGCACACGTACAAGCCGGGCAAGGGCTGCTACCAATGCCAGCTTGCATATTACGCCGAACGCAGACGGGCCGATCCAGAATGGCGCGCTCGCGCCAATGAACGTGGCCGCAAGTATGAACAGCGGCGATATGCCTTAGATGCGGAACACCGTGAGCGCCGCAAAGCTCGCGCCAAGCAAAAATGGTGGTCCGACGAAGAGCATCGCGAAAAGGCGAAGTCCAGCGCGAAAGAACGCAAGAAGCAGTATCGCTCAGACCCCGCATTCCGCGCAGCACAAGTGCGGGCTGAACGGGTGCGCCTTGATGCCATCTACGAGGACGCCGGGCGCCACGCGGCGCACCGCGAGAAACAGCGCTGGCGCAATCACATCAGACGCGCTCGTGTAGCGGGTACCGATTCGCCTGGCGTAACCAAAGAAGAGTGGGCAGCAATATGCGCGCGCTTCGCGAATGACTGTGACGAGACGATCTGCGCGTATTGCAAAAGCCGACTCGCGGATACCATCGACCACGTCGTTCCAATTGCGCGAGGTGGGCGCGATGCACCCGACAATGTCGTGCCAGCGTGCAAGAGCTGCAACAGCAGCAAGAACGCCAAGCTTCTGAGCGAGTGGAGACAGACCGCCGCTCTATAAACGCTCAACACGGAGGCCCGCGCCATGGCATGCGAAGATGACACGGCGTGGCTAGAGGCTCGCCTCGCGAAAACGAAGACGCTGATTGAAGCGTACGAGGACGCGATCCTGCAGCTCTCGACGGGCGCGGTGCAAAGTTACCAGCTCGACACCGGGCAGACGCGGCAGTCGGTCACGAAGCAGCAGCTCTCGCAACTGCGCAACACGCTCGAAGGGCTCTATGCATTGTACGCAGCGCTACGCGCACGGCTCTGCGGAGCGGGCGTCATCGTGCGCCCGGTTTACTAAATGGGCTTCGCAGACGATCCGATGTGGCGCGCGTGCTTCGGCAGCATGCCGAGCAAAGCGGTCGACACCTCGCCGCCCACAGTCGCGGTCTCGCAGCTGCCAGCGGTGCGCTACGGCTGGGATACCGGTGAAAAGTTCCCCGGTGGCATCGGTCCCGTAAACCTGCTGTGGCCCGATTACTGGACATTGCGCCAGCGGTCTGCGGAGCTCTACGAACGCAACCTGTACGCGCGAGGCTTGATCCGCTGCCTGATCACAAACGAAATCAACACGGGGCTGCAGCTCGAGGCAACACCCGAAGAGGTGATTCTCGGCGTCGAGGAGGACGGGCTCGCCGACTGGTCCGAGACCGTCGAGAATCGCTTTGCGCTCTGGGCCCGTGACGCGCAGCTCTGCGATCACAACGAACGGCTGAGCTTCGGCGCATTGCAAGCGCTCGCGCGAACCGAGGCGCTCGTGGTCGGCGATGTGCTCGTCGTGATGCGGCAGGACCAGCGTACACGCCTACCGCGCGTGCAACTGATCGGCGGCTCGTCCGTGCGCACGCCGATGGACGCCAAGCCGGCCAACGGCAACCGCATCGAGCATGGAGTCGAGCTCGACGGACAGCGGCGACACGTAGCGTATTGGATCACTCAGGAAGAAAAGGGCGGGCAGCTCGCGTCGAAGCGACTCCCTGCATTCGGCGAGAAGAGCGGCAAGCGTATCGCGTGGCTACTCTATGGCACAGACAAGCGGCTCGATGACGTGCGCGGCAAGCCGCTGCTGTCGCTCGTTCTACAGAGTCTCAACGAAATCGACCGGTATCGCGATGCGACGCAACGCAAGGCTGTCGTCAACAGCATGCTTGCGATGTTCGTCAAAAAAACCGAGTCGAACATGGGCACGCTGCCGATTACCGGCGGCGCGGTACGGCGCGGCATAGACGTCGCGATCGACACGTCCGGCAAGCGTCGCGAATTCCGCACAGCCGAGCATATTCCTGGTCTCGTCCTCGACGAGCTGCAACACGGCGAAGAGCCGGTAGCGTTTCAGGTCAACGGTACGACCGAAAACTTCGGCACGTTCGAAGAGGCGATCCTGCAGACGATCGCATGGGCGACGCAGGTTCCGCCCGAGATTTTGCGCAAGGCTTTCTCGAGCAACTACAGCGCGAGCCAAGCAGCGGTCAACGAGTTCAAAATGTACCTGAACCAGACTCGAACCTGGTTCGGCGAGACGTTCTGCCAGCGCATTTACGAAGAGTGGCTCGTCGCCGAAGTGCTCGCGCAGCGTATCGAAGCGCCAGGTTTTCTCGAGGCATGGCGCGACTGGAAGCTGTTCGACAAGCTGGGCGCCTGGACGCATGCGGATTGGTCCGGGCACATCAAGCCGTCCGTCGATCTGACAAAGCTTACGGGCGGCTATGACGCCATGATCGCCATGGGCGCCATCACTCGCGCCCGCGCGACGCGCGAGCTAACCGGGACGAAGTTCTCCAAAAATGTGCAGCAACTGAAGCGCGAGAACGATCTCCTCGCCGAAGCCAACAAGTCGATGGTCGAACTCGAGAAGCCGCCGGCACCGGCGAGCACGGACGAGCCAGGCATCGACGACGAGCCGATCGACGAAGAGGACGACGAGGAATCCGCAGCCGCCAACGTGCTGCCGTTGCGCCGTGGTCAACAAGGAAACTGAACGATGTGGCTCCTGAAACAGGAAGTAGCCGAAGAGCTGCGTCGCGTTTGGAAGCGCGATGACCCGTCTACGGCTACTCAACGCGCTGAGTTCGTCCAGCGGCGCGAAGCGGAAGCCGCTGCCGGCGACCCGCGAATCTTGCAACGCGACGGCGAGAACGCCTCGATCAACGTCGAGGGCGTGCTCACAGAAAAGCCTGACTTCTGGGCATGGCTGCTCGGCGGCGGGAACACGACCTATCGCGACATTCGCACGGCGCTCGCGATTGCGGGGCAAGATCCGACAGTCAAGCGCGTGACAATGAACATCGCCAGCCCCGGCGGCCGGGTCGACGGATTGTTCGAGACGCTCGGCACGCTCGAGGCGTTTCAGAAACCGATAACGGTTCGGTCGTCACTTGCCGCATCGGCGGCCTACGCGATCGCAGCAGTGGCAGGCCGCATCGAGCCGACGAATGCCGCGGCCGAATTCGGATCGATCGGTGTTGCAGTGACGTACCTCCACATGGAGGAGCTCATCGACATCACGAGCACCGAGGCGCCCAACAAGCGACCGAACCCGAGCACGGACGAAGGCAAGGCAGTCATCCGTGAACATCTCGACGCTATTCACGATCTGTTCGTTGACGCCATCGCGCGCGGGCGCAGCCGCACGACCGGCGAGAAAATCACCAAGGCGAACGTCAACGAGACCTTTGGTCGAGGCGGAGTGCTACTCGCGGGCGACGCGAAGAAACGCAAGATGATCGACAAGGCTCCGCCGGCCGCAGCACGCGGCGCGCGAGCCGAAGACAACATCACCCCGGACGCCGCCGGCGATCCGGCGCAACGCTCAACAGATTCACCCGCCACCGGCGGGGTTCAACCGCCGAGGAAAAAGCCCATGACCAAAGAAGAACTCAAGTCGCAACATCCCGAACTTTACGCCGCGCTGCTCGAAGAGGGACAAGCGACCGGCGTCGCCCAGGAACGCAAGCGCGTCATGGCGCACCTGAAGCTTGCTGCAGCCACGGGTGCAACCAAGGTAGCGCACGACGCGATCGCATCTGGCGCGAGCACAATGGACGAAGAGGTGCACGCCGATTACCTCGCGGCCGGCATGAATCGCCGTGACTCCGACGCGCGCCAAGACGACAGCGACAAGGCCGGCAAAGCACTCGAGTCGGCCAAAGCAGCGCCGGAAACCGAGGGCGGAAGCCTGATCGACATCTTCGCCGCCGATCTGCCGCCGAAGAAAAAGGCGAGCTGAAGGGCTCGTTAGACACGCGCGCCTAGCGCAATCACCGCGCGCGCCCGCGGCGCCGCACCGCTCCATCTTTTGATCAAGGAAAAGACCCATGGCCAACATGACCGTTACGGACATCGACACCGGCGACCTCGAATTCGACGAGTGCGAATACGAGGACGGCGTCGTCAACTTCTCGGGTGCCGATACTCTTGCCCGAGGAACGATCCTTGCGCGCCACAGTGGCACGCTCAAGTTCCAGATCTTCCAGAAGGGCGGATCGTCGAACGGCAACGGGACGCCTGTAGCCGTGCTCTCACACGAGCTCGTCGCAACTGCATCGGGCGACTTGCCGTGCCGCGCGATCGTGCATGGCGATGTCAACGTGAACCGACTGATCATCGACGCCGATGGCGACGCTTCGAACATCGACGCCGCGGTTCGCGACCAGCTGCGCGACTACAAGATCACTCCGGTCGACGTGAAGCAGAACGCAGGCGCGTTGTTCACGGACGAAGACTCCTGATCGCGGCGTAGCGCGCGACACAACCATAACGACTTGCGGAGGCGTGCCCGTCTCCGACGGGACGACTCCATCCACAACAAGGACACCAAGACATGTCGGACGCAAGCACCACGCGAATGCTCGAGGCGTACATCGAGCGCCGTGTTTCGCCCCAACTTTTCCTCTCGAGTTTCTTTCGCACGAGCCCCCGGAGTTTCCACAACTCCGAGCACGTCGAGGTCGATATTCGACGGGGCGAGCCGTACCTCGCGATTCCCGTGCAAAGCGTTACCTCCGGTGCGCGCAAGCACGAGGTGTCGCTGTACACGAACAAGAAATTCACGCCGCCCGTGTATGACCTCGAGGTCAGCATTTCGGCATGGAGCACGAGTCAGCGCCAACCGGGCATTACTCCTTTCCAGGATGTGAATTTTCGGCAGGCCGCAACGGACGAGGCCTTTCGCTCGCTCAACGAGCTCGAGGACATGCTCCGCCGCGCAGTCGAACTGCAGGCGTCGCAGATCTTCCAGACGGGCGTTGTCACGCTGACCGACGCGGCCAGCGCGACGATCTACACGCTCGACTTCCAGGCGCGGCCTTCGCACTTCGTCATCACGACGCCGTGGGCGGCCGACGGCTCGACCGGCGATCCGCTGGGCGACATCGAGTCAATGGGCATCAAGATCCGCCGCGACGGAAAGATGAACGCTACGGACTTGGTCCTTGGCACGAGCGCGATGCAGCGCCTTTTGGCTAACGACGAGGTCAAGGCGCGCTTCGATAATCGTGGGCTCGTTGCGCTCACGGAGATTCGCCCGGTATCGCGTCCAGACGGAGCTACGTTCTACGGCACGGTCGTAGTCGGTCACTACCGCTACAACCTGTGGATGTACGACGGGTACTTCATCGACCCGGCAACGCTCGAGCCGACGCCGTACGTTGGCGACACCAACGTCATCATGCTGGCCGAGCAGGGTCGTCGCGATCTGACCTTCGGATCGATCCCGATGTTCATGCCTCCCGACGCGCGCGCCGCGCAGTTCCTGCCGGCCCGCATGTCGAGCGTCGAGCAAGGCTTCGATCTGACCACGAACATTTGGGTTTCCCCGGACGGCAAGCACTTGCACATGTCGGCCGGCACCCGGCCGCTGTGTGTGCCCACCGCGCTCGACACATTCGGCACGCTCACGGTTGCGTGATGGTGACGAACCGTGAGCTGCGCGAACGCGCCGAAGAGCTCGCGGCGGAGCTTGGCATCGAGATCTCAACGGACCGCATGAACCATGTGGCTCTGACGGAGCTCGTTGCCAGGCTCGAGGGCCAACGGGAAGCCAAGGGCACGGACGCGCCAGTTACGCCGGCAGCCACCGGGGCGGTGCGTGCCGCTCCGGCGGCAGACGAGCGCGCCGTGCCGGTGGCCAAGCCGCGTCCCACGGTCGAGCGGAAAGCCGCCGCCAAGCCCGCGCCCACGCTTACGGTCGACGGAGCAGCGGACGCAGCCGAGGGCGGGCTGCCAAAGCCCAAGCCGCCGCAGCCGGAAGCCAAGCAGCGCTACCCGTACACGGTGGCACCGGGCAAGACGATCCAGTGCCCGCGCGGCGACATCCGCGCCGGCCGCGAGATACGCGCGCGAGACCTCGTCTACGACACGAAGGACATCGCAAAGGGCGAGAAAGCCCTGGCGGAATTCGTGGCGCGCGGCGTGGTCGTAAGGGCCTAACGTGGGCCTGCGCGATATCGCCGCCGCCGATCTGAAAACGATCGTCGAAGACACGAATGACTTCGGCTGGCCCATCAAGATCACGGCGCCCAACGGCAGCAGCGCCGATCTGGTTGGGCTCTCGACCGACATCTCGCAGACGATCGATCCGGAGACAGGGCAAGCCGTCAGCGGACGCACCGCATCCGTGACGCTCGTCATTGCGACGCTCGAGACCCAAGGCATCGGCCTGCCGCATGCAGTGTCCGATCCGAAGGCGCGACCGTGGGTCATTCGATTCGATGACATCAACGGGCACCCGCATACGTTCCGCGTGCTCGAGGCAATGCCGGATCGCGCGGCGGGGTGCGTGGTCTGTTTGCTTGACGCATACAAGCCGAATGCTCCGGACATCGTATGGCCGCTCGGATCTTAGAGCTCATCGACAAGAGCGATAACTTCGAGCTTGTCCGCGATGAGATTGCCGCGATCCTGACGCTTGAGTCAGAGAACCAGCAGACGCTTGCTGCCGCGGCGAGCGAAGAAGCGCGGCTCTGGAAGCTCCGTGTTTTTGCCGAACGGTCGACGCCGTGGAGCGAATGGGAAAGCTCTCCTGAGCAAGCGGACCAATCGCCGATCGTCAACGTCTGGTTTGATAACGCCACGATCCAACTAGGCGCGAGCGACATCGTTGAGCGTCAGCGGCACGAGGGCATTTTCAACATCGACTGTTACGGGTACGGCGTCTCGGAAGAAACCGAAGGCGAATACGAAGGCGAGCTCTGGCACACGCCAGGCGACGAGCGCGCCGCCCGCGAAGTGCAGCGAGCGGCTCGCCTCGTACGCAACATTCTCCACGCCGCCGCCTATACGTATCTCAACATGCGTGGCGTCGTCGCACGCCGGTACGTGCAATCGATCAACGCATTCCAGCCGGCGATCGGCGACAAGCCGGTCCAGCGCATACAGGCCGTGCGCCTCGCGCTGCACGTCGAGTTCAACGAATTCTCACCGCAGATCACGGGTCAACCGCTCGAGTTGATCTCGCTCTTGGTGAAACGAAAAGAAACCGGACAGCTCTACTTCGCGGCCGAATACGGCGACGAGGATAGCTAAGGAATCACCACCATGGTTGACGCATCAGCAGTAGCGCGCGTGCTCGGCATCGCGACGGAGTTCAAAGACCTGCGCGCCGGCAGCGTGTTGTTTCTGCCGCAACGCATCGCTGTGTTTGCGCAAGGCTCGAGTGCCGTCACGTACAGTACCGCCAAGCGCCAAGTCACGAGCGCCGCGGAAGCGGGAACCGTCTACGGTTTCGATTCGCCGATCAGTCTCATCACGCGCGAGCTGTTGCCGGTTAACGGCGATGGCGTCGGATCGATTCCTGTGACGATCTATCCGCTCGAGGACGGCTACGAGGGCGTTGCCGCGGCGGGCGACATCACTCCCGGCGGCACCGCCTCGAAGGCGTCAGCGTTTCGCGTGCGCGTGAGCGGGATTCTGTCCAACGAGTTCGTGGTGCCAGCGGGTGCCGTCAACGTGGCGAACACGATCGCGGCCATGGTCACGGCCATCAACGCCGTGCTGCACATGCCGGTGACGGCGTCGGACGGGACGACGAAGGTCGACCTCGATGCGACGTGGGCCGGCCCGACCGGAAACGATCTGGTCGTGGAAATCATTGGCGACCTGAATGGCGTGACGTTTGCCATCACGCAGCCGGTTGGCGGACTCGTCGACCCGGACATCACCGACGCGCTCGCGCAGATGGGCAACGTCTGGGAAACGATGGCGATCCAAGCGACGAGCGGCGTAACGGCAATCATCGACGAATTCCAGGAGTTCGGCGAAGGGCGTTGGGGAGAGCTCGTACGCAAGCCGCTGGTCATTTTCTCGGGCGCCACAACCGTCGATGCAAGCTCTCTCGTTTCCCTCGGCAATACCCGCAAAGACGATCGCATCAACAGCGCGCTTGTTGCGCCCGGTTCGGTCAACCTGCCCTTCGTCGTAGCGGCCCGCCAGCTCGCGCGTATCGCGAAGGTCGCAAACAACAACCCGCCGCGTGACTACGGCAGCCAGAAGGCAACCGGTCTGTTGCCCGGCGACGACGGCGATCAATGGGATTACCCGACGCGCGACATGGCAGTCAAGGGCGGGATATCGACGGTCGAAGTGCGCGACGGTGTCGTCAACGTCTCCGACGTCGTGACGTTCTATCACCCGGACGGCGAGGAGCCTCCCGCGTATCGGTACGTTTGCGACATCGTGAAGTTGCAAAACATTATCTTCAACATCGACCTACTCTTTGCGAACGAAGAGTGGGACGGCGCGCCGCTCATCCCGGACGACCAGCCAACGGTCAACCCGTCCGCGCGAAAGCCGAAGTCGGCGAAGGCGTTGGTTAACGGCCTGCTCGATAACCTCGGCCTGCAAGCGATCATCAGCGACCCGGCGACGGCGAAGGCGAATACGACCGCGGTCATCAATTCGGGCAACCCGAAGCGGCTCGACATCGAGGTGCTCGTGCAGCTCGCGGGCAACACGAACATCATCAGTGTTGGGCTGAGCTTCGGCTTCTTCTTTGGCTCACAAGCCGCGGTTGCCTGAGCGCGTCTGAACCAACCCGATAGCCGCTGAGCGCGCGACGCGCTGCCGGCGCAACTCCCTTTCAACGAAGGACGAACGCACATGAGTGTCGGCGGATCGATCGAATCGGTCACGATCAAGGGTCGCACGTTTGCCGTTGCCGCAGACGCGGACGCCGCTCGCCAGCTCGGCGGCGCGTCAGCAGAAGTGCTGGCGAACGGGGACGGAACCGCGCGCATCGTGAAGACCAAAATTCCGTGGTTGATTAGCGGACTCGCACTCGTCATCAACAACGTGCGCGGCGACCTCGAGTTCCTACAGGAGATCGCCAACGGCTCCGTCTTCGTTGCGTGCGACATCACGTTTGCGGACGGCACGACGTATCAGGGCCAAGGCACCGTTACCGGGGAGCTCCAGGCCGGCAGCCAGAACGCGACTGCCGAAGTCACGCTCTCAGGCGAAGGTCAGCTCACGAAACAGTGATATAACCGTCCCGAAAATGAAGGCGCCGAATGGGCCTCTTACAAGCCGTCGCCGCAACACGCAACCCGTGCCGGCGACGGCTTTTATGCATTTGAGCTATAATTCCGGACGGTGAAAGTCTGTCGCAGGGGACATCGGTATGTCGTGCAACAGCGGTGCCCGGAGTGTGCGCGGGCGCGGCGCCGCGCGTGGTACGAGCGCAACAAAGAGCGGACTCTTCGGACCAATAAGAAATGGGCAGCCGCAAACAAAGCGAAACGGAAAGCGCAACAACGGCGCGAGCACGAGAAAAACGCGGCAGCGTACAAGCGACGCACGCAGGAGTGGCGGCAGAAGAATTCTGAACGAGAAAAGACGACGCGGCGCCAAAGACGAGCGCGGCTCACATTGAAGCCGCCCGCAAAGAGCGTATGCATACGAGGGCACTCCCGCGTTGTAGGTTTGGATTGTCCGGAATGTACCAAGTTGCGCATGCGCAAGCGCGGACCGCGCATTCAAGAGCAAGCGAGGCGGACGACCAAAAGGCTTGGCGATATTGACGCGGTGCGCGCTAAGGAGCGAGCGTGGTACGCGGCGCATCGCGAAGAGAGTTGCGCTTCAGGGCGCGCTTGGCGAAAACGCAATAAAGACAAGACACGGCTAGCGCGACAGAGGCGCAGGGCTCGCCTTCGGGGCGCCGGTTCGCCTGGCGTGACGCCTGCCGAATTGGAGGCATTGGTGGAGCAGTTCAATGGCTGCTGCGCGTACTGCGGAAAGCCCGGCACGACGATCGATCATGTCGTGCCGCTTTCAAAGGGTGGCCGCGACGAAATCGCCAATGTGCTCCCCGCGTGCAAGCCATGCAACTCGAGCAAGAACAACAGAGACTTATCAGAATGGCTAGCCAGCAAGGGCTACGCGGACCCGCGCGACAAGCATCGATTGAGTGCATAGCGTGATCGTCCTAGCGGCGCTGGCAACGATACCATCGCGTGCGCACTTGCTGCCGCGTGTGCTCGCCTCGCTGCGCCCACAGGTGGACCGACTGCACGTCTATCTCAACGGCTACGCCAGCGTCCCTGAGTGCGTACGGGAGCTCGCCGACGAATATGTCCAACATGCGGACAACCGCGGGGCAGAGGCAAAGCTGCACTGGGCAAATACGCACGACGGACTTTATTGTTCGTGCGATGACGATCTCGTATACCCACCTCGGTACGTTGCCACAATGGTCGACGCCGTCGCACGGTGGGACGGCCGCGCGATCGTCAGTGCACACGGGCGCGTGTATCTCGGCGCGCCGAGCGGTTGGCATAACGTCGCACCGAATAGCATCGGCAACGTGCACAAGAACGTTCCATTTGGCCGATGGATAAATCACGCCGGCTCGGGCGTCATGACCTGGCAAACGCGGCACGTGCACATACCAAGCGAATTCCCGGAGCGCAATCTCGTGGACGCGCAGATCGCAACGTGGGCGCAACGCGCGCGCGTGCCCATGTGGCTCGTACCGCATCCGGCGCGTTGGTTGCAAGCGCTCGCCTACCTCGACGCTAAGGGAATCTTCAAACAGTCGCAGCTCGATGGTCACAAGCGGCGCTCCGAGATCATTCGACGCCACGGCGTCGAGCACGGCTGGCAATTGTACGAGCTAACGTGACGCTACAGCGCTGGGATGTAATCAATGAGCTGCTCGGTCTGACGACTGAGAGGCGCTACCTCGAGATCGGCGTGCAGCGCGGCATCTGCGGGCGCAAAGTGCGTGCGCCAGAAAAGTGGGGCGTCGATCCTGATTACGCATCGAGCGCGACGCCCTACTACACGCGTATGGCGCGGCTCACTTCGGATGCATTCTTTGCTCAGCTAGACCCGCAGCAGCGCTTCGACGTTGTGCTCGTCGACGGATTGCACCACGCGGACCAGGTCTTACGCGACGTCGACAACGTGCTGGCGCATCTGGCGCCGGGCGGGTTCATTGTCTTGCACGATTGCAACCCGCTCAGCGAGATAGCTCAGCGGGTGCCGCGCGCAACTGGCGTGTGGAATGGCGATTGCTGGAAAGCTATGGTTGCGCTGCGGCAACGTGGCGACGTCGAAGCGTTCACGGTCGACACGGACCACGGCGTCGGTATCGTGCGCAAACAAGCGAACCCCGGGCCGCTCCGGGACGTGCCGGCAGAGCTGACTTATGTCGTGTTCGAGGCGGACCGAGAACGATTGATTGGTCTCGTTGCTCCGCAGAGCTGGCGCGAGAGACTTGGCACGTGCTCGGGACTTGGGCGTGTCGTTGTGGTGTCAGCGATCCTTGGCCGCCGCGACGACGGGTGCGAGCTGCCCAAGGCGCACGACGTCGACGACTACGTAATGTTTTCGGACGGGCCTCCGCCAGCAGGCTGGCGCCACGTAGCGACGCATGCGGGCGCGGACGCGCGCGCGACAGCTCGACGAATCAAAACTCTGGCGCTGGAGCTTGAGCAAATCGCCGACGCCGACGTGGTTGTGTGGATCGACGGACGCATCAGGCCCACGGGCAGAGCGCTGCGGCCGCTGCTACGCGAGGCTTTGCGAGAATCTGACATCGCCTCATTCCCTCACCCCTGGCGCAATTGTGCGTACGCCGAGGCCCGCGAATGCGCCAGGCTTGGCCGTGCGCCAGTAGAAGCGCTGCACCGGCAGACGGCGGCGTACGAAGCCGAGGGCTTTCCGCGTGACGCCGGCCTGTGGAACACGATGGCCCTGGCCCGCAGGCGCACGCCTGCGATGATTGAATTCGGCCGTGCATGGTGGGCCGAGATCGAGCGGCACACGCAACGCGATCAGGTGTCGCTGCCTTATCTGCTTTGGCGACATGGCATCACGTGCGGACGGCTCGGGAAGGACATCTACCGCAAACAGTCGAATCCGTATTTCGAGCGCGGACAGCATCGGCATGCGTGAGATTTTCAAAGCGAGTCTCGCTGCGCTTACGGAACCGATCCGCGGACTTCGCGTTTTACTTTTCGGTTTCTCGGGTCCCGGGTTTCCTGGTGGCAACGGGCGAATCGAAGCAGTCGACTGGCTGCCGCAAGCCGGGCTCGAAGTTACCTACTCGAACGAGCTAGATCCCGAGCTCGAAGAAAAGCTGTCACGCCACTACGACGTTTCGGTCATCTGCAACACGCGAGCCGGAGCCGTGCTCGGATACGATCGGCGCGTCTGGACGAGCGCCACCGAGTCCGTGTGGTGGTTTTGGGATTTGCGCAACGGGGAAGTCGGAGCTCCACTCCGCGGCCGACCGCGGCATGTCTTTCTGTCGTACAACGGGCGCTGGACGTCACCGTCCGGCACCGTCTACGAGCCGCGACAATGGGCCCATGCGCTCGGCGCTGCGGTCCACTACTGCCCGCAGGGTGCACCGCTTCGCGAGCCCGTGACAGTGCCGGACGCGCCGCGCGTCCTATTCGTGGGCGACCTCGCGAATTCAACATACCATCGCGGCCGGCGTGAGATGTGCTCGGCATTGGGCGCCAAGGTTCTGAACGCGCGCGACCGCAACGCGCGGCTCGCCATTGAGGCGCAGATGCCGGGCCTCTATTCGAGCTCGCGATATTGCCTGAGCATGTCGCCGCTCGCGCCTGGGTACACGAGTGTCCGCTCGTATTCGATTCTCGCATGCGGCGGGCTGATGCTGCTCCACCGGTTTCCCGGAGCTGACGAGATTTTCTCGGACGGTGAAAACGTGATCCTGTTTGACACCGCCGAGGAAGCGATCGCTCGGGCAGCTGGCCTGGACGCCGACCCGGAGGAACGGGTGCGCATCGCAGCGGCAGGTAGATTGCTCCACGCGACGCGCCACACCGTCGCGCATCGAATCATTTCGATCTGCCGAGAGGTCACGGGTTGCTGACCGTTGCGACGGCGATCTTCGGTCCTGACTATGAGCTACACGAGCCGCTACATTCCTGGCCGGGGTGCCGTTTCGTTTGCTTTACCGATCGCCACGATCTGCGAGCGCGTGCGTGGAAAATCGTCATCCAGACACATGAGCTCACGCCACGCCGGAGCAATCGTCACATCAAGGCGTTGCTTCATCGGTACGTCACGGGACCAACCCTCTACCTCGATGCCGAATTTCAAATCACCGAAGACCCGCGCCCGTGGGTCAACGCCGCGCTGAGCCGACACTGCTGGGCAGCAACGCGGCACCCGCAGCGCGACTGTCTTTTCTCCGAGGCACGTTACTGCTTGCGGAAGAAATGCACGAGTTCGCCGGTCGAGCTGGCCGCGCAGATTCAACGCTACCGACTTGCCGGAATGCCGGAGCGTTTCGGACTCTGGGCGGGCGGCATCCTGGCCCGGCGCGGCGATCATCAGAGTGAGCAGATCGGCGAAACGTGGTGGAACGAAATCAGCCACGGCGCCGAACGTGATCAGATCAGTCTGCCATTTGTAGCGTGGTGTCTCGGGCTGCACCCGGCAGATATCCCGGGCGCCTACACATCGTTGCCCGGCGTGCTCAGGAAAAAGCGTGCAGCCAAGTAATGGACTTTGACAAGTACCGCCGGCTCGGCGACTACCATTGGCGCGAGTATGCGCGGCCGACCGTATATCGCGCGTACGTGGACGGCCTGCGCGACTGGGTCAAGGGCTCGGCGATTCTGGACGTGGGCGCAGGCGACGGACTGATTGCGTACGTAATCGGCGCCACAGGGATCGAACTAGACCCGATCGCGGTAGCGCTCGCGCGGTCTCACGCGGTCGACGTAATCAAGGGCGACGCGGGCGCGTTACCGTTTCCCGCCGCGTCATTCGATACGGTCTTTCTCGGCGACGTAATTGAGCACCTCGAAGACCCGCTGCCCGCACTGCTCGAGGCGCGGCGCGTGCTGCGCAACGACGGGACGCTCTACGTCACAACGCCCCCCGAGCACACGCCGGTGCGCCCATACCACTATCGGGAATATACGCCGGACTCGTTACGCGAAACCGTCGAGCCGCTGGGGTTCGAACTCAGTGCGCCGATGTTCACGCGACACGATCGCATCCACGCAGCATTTAGCAAGACGTCCCATGCCGTTCGGTGACAACTGGCGCAAACAGGGTCCCGAATATTGGGACGCGATGGCCGCGCGCTGCGCCGACCTGCCGTTTAATGATCTGCTTAGGTCCGAAGTCCTTGTGTGCGGATCTCTCATCGAGATCGGCTGTGGCGGCGGACACCTAGCGCAGGCGTTATTCGCGGCCGGCTACCACGGCACGTATTGGGGCTGCGACATCTCGCCGGCCGCAGTCCAAGCGGCGCGCGCACGACTCGGCCCGGACGCTATCGTAGCTGTCGGTCAGTTCGAGCAGCTCTCTTGGATAGACACAGTCCCGCGCGCGGAGCTCGTCATAGCCCGGAGCGTCATTCAGCATCAGGAGCACTGGTTGCCGTTGGTCGATGCTGCGCTACGACATGCGCCGCGCGTTGTTCTCGGCGTCAGCCGGGCGATCTACTTCAAGCCGACCGGCGAGCACTACGTGCAGAAGCGCGGCTCGTTCTTCGACGTGTGCATTTCGCTCGAAGCAATGGAGCGCGAGGCATCACAAGCGGGCATCGCGTGCAGCTTCCGTCATGTCGACGGACGGCGCGGACCCGAAGTCGTGATCGCGCTTACGAGGGCGTAGCGCGTGGCACTCGTGCTAGAATACACGACGTGAAGCGGGCACCCAGAAGCGAAGAGCAAAAGCAGCGGGATCGCGAGTGTGCAAAGCGCTGGAAAGAACGTAACAAGGGTAGAGCAAAGGCTGCTCGGAGACGCTGGGTGCTAGCAAACCCAGAAAAGGTAAGAGCACAGAAGCGGCGATGGTATGCGCGGCACCGCGAGGAATGCCTGGCCTACCTAAAGAAACGCTACGCTGCGGTTCCCGAAAAAATCAAAGAGAGTGTCCGACGCACCCGGGCGAGCAAGCTGAAGAGGGCGAAGGCGCGCAAGCATCTGGAGAAGAGGCGCGCGTGGCGAGACAAGAACCGCGAAAAAATACGAGCGCAGCAGCGCGCACGTTACGCAGCGAATCCGGCGAAGTACAAAGCTCAGCAACGGGCAATGCATGCCGCACATCCGGAACGGAAACGCTATGCGGCCAAGATGTACAACGCGGCAAACAGCGAGCGCAAAAAGGCATATTACAGGGAATACAATTCCAAGCACGCCGCGAAAAAATCGCGGGCATCGTTGCTGTGGCAGCACGCGAATCCTGAAAAAGCCAGGCTACAAAAGAAGCGTGCCATTCATAAAAGGCGAGCTCTGCTGAGAGATTCAGGGTCCACCGGCTTCACATCGGCGCAGTGGTTATCACTGGTGGAGCGCTTCGGTGGATGCTGCGCTTACTGCGGGAAACCTGGAACCACCATCGATCACGTTGTACCCATCGCGGCCGGCGGACGCGACGAGATCAGCAATGTTCTTCCCGCATGCAAAAGCTGCAACGCGAGCAAGGGAAACAAGGTCCTGGCAATATGGCTTGCACAGAAAGGCTACGTGGACCCACGTAGCAAAGCAGCGTAAGCATGTTAGTGACGGCCGTTCCGTTTGATGTCGAGCGCAACTTAGGCAGAGCCTACAACCAAACCATGGCCCGTCTGCTGCCGGGCGATTGGCTCTGCGGGATCGACCACGACGTCGCATTCACGACAAAAGACTGGTTTCCGCAACTGCTCACGGCCATCGAATCGAAGCCCGACGCCGGCTTGATTACTGCGGTTACCAATCGCATAGGGCGCCGAGAACAGGTCGTTCCGGGTGCGCCGGCTGGTCACGACATGCTTGAGCATCGAGCATTCGGAGCCGCACAGCGCGACCGTTACGGTGCAGCACTAGAGGATATTACGGACGGTCCTGTCATCAGCGGCCTTCTGATGTGTTTGTCGCAACAGACGTGGCGCGCAATGGGCGGCTTCGCCGATGGGATGATGGGCGTCGACAACGAAGCCCATCGCAGTGTCCGCCGGATAGGTAAGCGCGTTTACCTCATGCGGGGTCTCTATCTCTGGCATCTTTATCGCGCGGACGGCATCGGTCACACAAACGCACCGCGCGCGAAACGTAAGTAAAGGCAGGGCAACAATGGCAGGCAAGGTAGTCGCCACGGAAGTGGCGGAGCAGGAGTTCGCGCGCTTTCTCGAGGCAATGGATCTCGCGGAGAAGTGCGACGCGAAAGGCCTCGACGTCGAGGACGCGAAGTCTCTCACCGACGTGAAGCGCACGATCATCAGCGCAATGGAGCGCGGCAATCTCGTGGTCGACGACAAGGGCCAGCCGGTCTACACGCCGAAGGCTGGCGACAACCGAAACCCGATCACGTTTCACGAGCCGACGGGCGCCGACCTCATGGCGATCGATCAAGCCAAGAAGAGCGAGGACATGAAGCGCGCGTTTCAGTTACTCGGCGCGGTCACAGGCGAAACGCCAGCGCGATTCGCGAAGATGCTCAACCGTGACATCGTCGTCTGTCAGGCAATCTTCGCACTTTTTTTAGGCTAGAGGTCCGCACGCTGCTCGTGCGCGGCGGCTATGACTGGAAGCTCGAGCCGCACCGCGAGACCGGCGTAGCGACGCACACGCTGCCGAATGTCTACGGCGAGATGATGCTCCAGGTCTGCTCGGACTATCCCAACGCGCCGCCAGCGCGGACGATGACGCTGAGCGAGATACGGTTTTTCTACGAGGGCTTGCGCGCAGGTTTGCGCAAGACAACAAAGCCAAAGTGACGCATGGGCAAGTTTTCAATTAAGGCGCTGTTCAGCGGCGAGGATAAGGGCGTCGGGCGCATCATCTCGAAGATTGAAGGGCGACTCTCGCGGTTCGCGAAGGGCGCCACCGTGGGTTTCGGCTCGAGCATGAAAAAGGTTCTCGGCGCCGTCGGCGCTGGCGTCGTCGGCGCCGGCATTGCTGTGGCGGGCGCAGCCACTACGGCAGCGATTGCGCTCAAAGACGTGATCGAGACCGGCGTCGATTTCGAAAAGACCATGATCGGCGCGGCGGCAAAGTTCTCGCCTGCGTTCCGTCAGGGCACAGCAGAGTTTGCCAAGCTCGAAGCGGCCGCAAAGAAGATCGGCGAAACGACTGAGTTTTCCGCATCGCAAGGCGCGGCCGGTCTCAAGGATCTCGCAAGCGCGGGCTTTACATCGACGCAGGCGATCGCGGCACTGCCGCGCATCGTCGACCTTGCAACCGCTGCCGAAATCGAGCTCGACGCGGCGAGCAACATCGCAGCGAAGTCACTCGGTGCGTTTGGTTTGATGAGCGACGACGCTGCTCAGCTCGGCGCCAACCTGACGCGCATCACCGACGTCATGGCGCGCACCGCAGACGCAACCGCGTCGAGCATGGAGGGCCTATTCGAGACCATCCAAGAGGGCGCGCCGGTCGCGAAGGCCGCGGGCGTTTCGCTCGAGACGTTTATGGCGCTCGCTGGTCAGCTCTCGCAAAGCGGCATCGAGGCGAGCGTCGCCGGTACGACACTCAAGAACGCAATGCTCATTCTCGCTGCGCCTACCGGCACAGCCGCGAAGGCGCTGAAAAAGCTCGGCATCCAGACGAAGGATTCGAAGGGCAATATGAGGGACATCATCGATGTCCTGGGTGAGCTCCAGACGAAGACGGCCAAGATGGGCACGGGTCAGAAAGCCGGCGTGCTCGAGGAAATCTTCGGCAAGATTCCGATCGCTGGCGTTACATCGTTGCTCGATGCGGGATCGGAAAAGCTGCGCGGCTTGCGGGGCGAGCTTGAAAAGTCCGGCGGCTCGACCGCGCGCATGGCGGGCATCATGCGTGATGCGACCGCTGGCGATCTGAAAAACTTCTCGTCCGCCATCGAATCGGTCAAGCTCGCCGTCTTCGACGTCGTGAAGGGACCGCTCAAAGACGTCGTCAGGAGCGTTACGGAATGGATGCGCGCCAACAAAGAACTGATCGCGGCGAGCATCAAGTCGTTTCTCGATACGATGATCGAAGGCGCCACATTCGTCCGCGACAACTGGGGCACCATCGCGCCGATCCTGAAGGGCATTGCGATTGTGATCGGCGTGCTTGTCGCTGGCGCAACGCTGCTGTTCGCTCCGTTCTACGCCGTAGTCGTGGTGGTCGGGCTGCTAATCGGCAAGCTCGTGGAGTTCGGGGCATGGGTGATTTCGCTAAAGGGTTTCTGGTCTGCGTTCGGGAGCTTCTTTGTTGGGCTGTGGGAAATGATCAAGGGCGTCTTCGTCGGCGTCGTCGAGTTCCTTGTGGGTCTCGCGACGCTTTGGGTGGGGACGTACATGTCGCTCTGGTCTCCGTTTGCGCCGTTCTTCTCTGGACTGTGGGAAGGCATCAAGAGCATCTTCTCCGGCGCGTGGGACTTCATCGTCGCGGCAGCATTCGTTGTGCGCGATGCCTTTATGGCTGTCTGGGCACCGCTTGCGGGATTCTTCTCGGGCTTGTGGCAGGGCATCGTGGACACGTTCAACACGGTCGTTGGCCCGATTGTCAAAGTGATCGGTGGCGTGATCGACAAGGTCCGCAGCATCGGACGCGGGACACTCGGCACGGAGACCGCGGAGGGCGAGTCGCCTGCGCCTGGCGCGGTGCCCGGCACGACACCACAGAAACAAGTCATCGCTCCCGGCGAGCGCGTGGCCAAGAGCATCAGCGAGAGCACGACCAGGGGCGAGGTTACGGTCAAGGCAACGAAGGGCACCGAGGCCAAGGTCAGCAAGCCCATGAGGGGACCCGGCGTCGGCCTGCGGGTCTCGCCCTCGGGCGCGTTCTGACATGCCCGACCTTCGCGAAGCCGCCTACACGTCGCCGCACGGGACGCGCATCACCTTTCACTACGAGGACGTCAGCCGCGAGACAACCAAGCGCGGGACGGCATTCGAATTCCCAGGCGTTGACGATGCGTACGTCCAGCACAAGGGCCACAGCTCGCGGCGCTACCCGCTGCGCTGCATTTTCTGGGGCGAGATCCACGACCAGCTTGCGACGTCCTTCGAGGCGATCCTTCTCGAGTCCGGTATCGGTCGGCTCGAGCATCCGCTTTACGGCTCATTCGACGCCGTTCCGTTCGGCGACATCACGCGCCGCGACGACCTGAAAAACGAAGCGAACCAAACGATCGTCGAGGTCACGTTCTGGACCACGATCCCGGCGCTCTATCCGCAAGCCGGGCAGAATCCGCAGAGTGAGATCCTCACGGCGCTCGACGACTTCGACATTGCGCAGGCGCAGCGCATCCAGGACGCAACGGATCTAGCGGGCGCGCTGAATCAATCCAACGCCAAGGCCACGACCAAAGGCATGGTCAAGAGCACGGGCGCAGCGCTGAAAAACAGCGCCCGCGCCGGCACGAGCGTGGGGCGCACGTTTGCCGGTCTGCAAAACGAAATCACGATCGGTATCGACGTTCTCATCACCGACCCGGCGACACTCGTCGCGAAAGTGACGGAGCTCGTACGCACGCCCGCGCGCGCATTCGTGTCAGTGCGGCAGCGGCTCGATGCTTACGCGGCGCTGGCGGCAAGCATATTCGCCTCGCCTGCCGGGCGGCCCGCGGATGCGCTCGTAAGCGGCACCGCGCTCGCGACGCGCACGACGCAGATCGGGAATGACTTTCACTTCGCTGACGTGTTCGCGTTGAGCACGCTTGCTGGCAGCGTGACGGTCGCAACGCGCGAGCCGCTCGACGACGCGGGACGCATCGTGCGCGGTCCAATCTTTCGCACCAAGCCCGAGGCGCTCACGGCAGCCGAGCTCATCCTTGCGCAGTTCGACGATGTAGTCGCTTGGCGTGACGGCTGCCTCGAAGCGCTCGAGACGATCCCTGGCGTGCACCGCTATCAGGTCGACACTGGCGAGGCGTATCAGGCGATCCAGTCCGCCGTAGCGCTGACCGTGGGCCGGCTAATTGAGATCAGTTTCTCTCTCGTGCCAGAGCGCCGCATCGTGCTCGACCGGCCGCGGACCATCATCGACCTGTGCGCGGAGCTTTACGGCGAGGTCGACGACAAGCTCGACTTTCTCATTGCGAGCAACCAGTTGACGGGCAGCGAAATCCTCGAGCTCGAGCGCGGCAAGTCGATCTTGTACTACCCGGACTGAGCGCTACGGATCTGATCGTCGTGACGCAATAGAGAACCAAAAAGCGCATTCAATGTCTCTTGAGCTTTGCTCAATTCGGACAATGCATCCTCGTTGGTGCCGGCAAGGATATGTGCTCGGACGGCGTCGAGCTGGGTCCGTGCAGTGACTGTTATCCATTGCTGCAGTAATCGTTCGCGAGCAAGGCGTTCCGGATCGTCGCGCCAGGTTTTGTAGGCATCAACCATTATTTTCGTGCTCGTGTCTGACATGACGCGAAATATACCACAGAGCGACGATGGCCGAGCAACGCGCCGAGCAAGTCTCGCTGCTCATCGACGGGCAACTGTATTCCAAGTGGACCGAGATCGAGATCAAGCGAGCGATCGATAGCTTTTCGACCGTCACGTTTTCGGCTCCATTCGAGCCCGACCGGTCCGACTTTCGCGACACGTTCCGGCCGTTCACATTCAAGCCGATCGAAGTCCGCATCAGCTCGATAGGCGTAGAGGGCCAAGACTTCACGCTGTTTCGCGGGACCATGATGGGCGTGCACCCGCGTGTGGACCCGGGCTCGAGCGTTGTCGAGGTAACTGCCTACGCGCTTCCGGGCGTGTTGGAAGACTGCACCATGCCGGGCGCGTCGGTGCCGTTCGAATTCCAGAAGCTCGGGCTACGCGAGATAGCGCGCGCGTGCTGCCTTCCGTTTGGCATCGTCGTTTCGTTCGCCGATGACGAGGGCTCACCGTTCGACAAAGCGAAGCTCGAAGAAGACCAAAAGGTACTGGCTTTCCTGACGGACCTCGCGAAACAACGAGGCATCGTTATCACGAATACGACCGAGGGAGAGCTCCTGTTCTGGCGCAGCGTGGCGCCTGGTAATCCAGTGGCGCAGCTCGTCGAGGGCGTGCCGCCGCTCACCGCCGTGACGTCAAGCTACGAGCCGCAAGAATACTTCTCCGAGATCACGGGGTTCGCGTCCGCCAAGCGCGGGCGCGCGGGCAGCAAATACACGGTGCCCAATCCGCACGTGGCCGGCGTGTTCCGGCCAACGTCTTTCAAGCTCGAAGATACGGACATAGGCGACGTGCCCGCAGCGGTGCGCGCAAAACTCGGACGCATGTTTGCCGGCATGTGTGCCTATTCAATCGATGGCCTGCCGACATGGCGCACGCCAGCGGACGATTTGTTCGGGCCAAATACGACGCTGCTGCTGACTGCGCCCTCGGCCATGGTGTACGCGGAAAGCGAATTCCTGATCCGCGCGGTCACGTATCGGCAGACCGCCGAAAGCGAGTCGTGCTCGCTGGAGCTTTGCTTGCCGGGTGCGTTCGACGGAAACATCCCCGAGGTTTTGCCGTGGGTCGGGTAGCCAAGGTCATCAGCACCGAGCGCGACGCCGACGGCGCGTTGAATGTCCGTGTCGATCCGGGCGGCGGGGCGGGCACATCGGTGCCGCACTTCGGCGACGTCGGCGACGACAGCGTCCCGCTTCCTGGCGACTACGCCGCGATCGAAGACTCGGCGGGCGCAGGCGCCGAGCAAGTCACTGGCTACCACGATCCGAGAAACGCTGGCGTCGGCCTGCCTGGCGAGGTCAAGAAGAACGCCCGCAACGATGACGGCGAAATCGTCGGCTACGTCTGGTTGCAGAAGACCGGCGACATAGAAATCCGCGCCCTGAACGGTGCACGGATCAGGTTCGTTACGGACGGCCCCGTCGAGCTCGTCAGCCCCAACGTGCTCATCAGCGACGCCGCGGGCGCAGGTCTCGCGCGCGTGGGGGATCTGATCGCCGGGACGGTGCACGCGCTCAGCGCCTCACCGGGTGCACCGATCGTCCCCGGTCCACCGGTACCCGGCGGCGGCGTCCCATTCGTCGGGCAAATCATCAGCGGCTCGACGAAGGCCAAGGCGTGAAGTGGCTCTGTCGTTCGTCGGCTCCGTCCCCGTGGGCGTCGCCAATGTCGGCCTGACCGCCTCGGTCGCAGGCCTGACCGCCGAGCTCACGAAACTACAAGCCGAGGTCACCGCGCTCACTCCGGCTGTCGCTGGACAGGTGCAGGTCACCGCAAACTTTCCTCCGAACCCGGCCCTATTCGCGACGGCTCGGCTCGGCTGGCTCGACCCGCTCACAATGGCGGCCGCGTTCGGGCAAATGGTCACGGCGGGCGCTGGCGCAAACGTGGACATCGCGGCCAAGCTCGGCACCGTGACCGCGCAGGTCGAGCTCGTAGCGGCCCTCGTGGCACCCATCGAACTCGGTCTCGCGGCGCCCGGCATTGTGGGGTGGAGCTACGCTGGGCGCGCGTCGCGATTCGGTCTCGAGCTCGAGCGATTCGCATCGCCAGGCTTTGGGCGGTTTGCGGCAACAACCCAAGTCCGCGGCGTCATCATCGCGACCGAGGACTTCGCATCGTGGCAGGCGTTCGCCGAGGGCTTCGAGACCGGGACATCCGCCATCGCCGAGGCAGTGGCCGACGTGCTCTCGTTTCTCGGCGCCAAGGGCGGCGGGCAGTGGAACCTCGGAACAGCGAGTCTGTTTGCCAGGATCAGACTGTTGCTCTCGGAGCTCCAGGCTTTGCAAGCGACGCTCGAGGCCAACATACAGGTCACGCTCGGGCTGAATCTCCCGGACGTACCGGCACTCTTCGACCTCGGGATCGCCGTGGACTTCGATGTAGCGCTCGATAATCTCGTCAACGTCCAGGTGGATTTGACCGCGGCGCTCGGGGATCTGCAGATCAAGATCGACGCGCTGCTCGCGCTGATAGCCGACATCGATGCGCAGCTCGCATTCGGCGGGCTCGCGGTCTGGACGTACGAGGGAGCGGCCGGAGACATCGGCAGCGAGTTACGCAGCGCAATCGCCAGCGGCGTGCCGGGTGGCAGCGGCGCGAATGCGACGGCGTACGGTGTGGCGCTCGCGGGAACGCCGGGTGCGCTGGAGACTTTTGGAAATGTGTTGCTGACATGACCGTTGCAGAACTCATCGAAGCCTTGCGCGCTTTGCCACAGGAAGCGCGGGTCATGTTGAGCTACGACAGCGAAGGGCAAGTGGTTCCCATGCAGACCGCTTGCATCCAGACGAAGACAGCAAGCGTGCTGGCTGAATGGTATCGCGCAGAGCTCGGTTTCAACGAGGGCGACACGATTGTGATCCTCGAGATGGAGGGATGACGTGACCGACATCCGGATCTTCCAGGCCGACGACGGAGGCGACATCGAATGGATCGCCGGCCAGGCCGTCATGGACGACGGGCTGGAGTCGTCGGTCTACCTGTCGCTTTTTGGCGGCAACTCGGACGACAGTGGGCTCGAGGCGGACGACGCCAAGCAATTTTGGGGGAACCTGATCGAGCCCGACCCCGAACGTCACTACCGCAGCGCGACGCAGTTCCTACTCGACACGTTGCCGCTCGTGCCGGCGAACCTGATCCGGTTTCGCGACGCGGTGAACCGTGATCTGGCGTGGATGACGAGCACGGGACTCGCGCAATCGATCGCCGTGACCGTGACGATTCCGGCGCTCAACACCGTGGGCATCGCGATTGATTTCGTCATCGACGACGCTGAGTTTCACTACGTTTTCACCGCCGCGGCGCGCGCGCGATTGCAACAGTAATGGCCCTCGACTCGCCTACCACGTCAGAGATATCTGACCAGATCATTGCGGGTCTGCAGGCGTCGATCGGTCAGACGATCCCGATCCTGCCAAAGTCTTTCGCGCGCGTGCTCGCGAAGGTGCTCGCGGCTGTCTTCATCCTGCTCTACAAATACGCCGGCTTCATATTTTTGCAGCTGTTCGTGGCGCACGCTTCGATGCGCGAGACCACGATCAACGGAACCCAGGTCAAGCCGCTTGTCGTCTGGGGCCAGCTTATCGGCGTCGGCGATCCAACGGTCGCCACACAAGCCGAGCTCGTCATTGATGTCACAGTAACCAACCAAACCGGATCGCTCGCCGCCGGCTCTCTGCTCATCCGCTCGGCGACCGGCATCGTCTACACGACGATCGCAGCGGTACTACTCGACGCGCCTACCGTGCAGGCCACGATGCGCGCGGTCTCCGATCAGGACGGCGGTGATGGCTCGGGCGTTATCGGCAACCTCGAGGCGGACGACGTCGTATCGTTTGCCAATCCACCGCCCAACGTCGCGACGGACGCGGTCGTAGTTTCGCAGGCTGTCACCGGGGCAGACGGTGAGCTCGAGGCGGACTACCGCGCGCGCATCCTGCAACGATTCCAAGCCAAGCCGCAGGGCGGCGCGTATGCCGACTACCGCGAGTGGGGCGAGGAAGTCGCAGGCGTCCTGAATATCTACCCGTACACGGGGCAGCTGCCGGGCGAGGTCGATGTGTACGTCGAGTCAACCGTGGCGATCGACCCGGATGGCATCCCGACGCAACCGATCCTCGACGACGTGTTCGACGCCATCGAGCTTGACGACGCTGGGCTCGCCTCACGGCGTCCCGCAAACGCAGCTGTGAACGTCTACCCGATCACGCGCGCGGAATTTGACCTCACGATATCGGGGCTCGACCCGGAAACGGCAGAGCTGCAAACCGACATCGAGACGGCGGCCGACGAATACTTGCGCTCGCGCGAGCCATTCATCGTTGGCTTGTCCGTTCTGCCGCGCAAGGATCGGATCATCACGGCCGAGCTCGGTGGCATTGTCGCCGGCATTGTGCACGCGGCCGGCGCTACGGTGACGACGGTCACGCTGACACCCGGGCCGGCTCACACGCTGTCGCCCGGCGAAAAAGCGAAGCTTGGAACGACGACGTACATCTGAGAAATGATATGGCTCTCGACCTAACAGTCACCTATTTCGGACAAGTCACGAGCGGTGACGCTGGCTATCCATTTGGGAAAGCCAAAAACGTTGTCGTGCCTGGGGACGGCGGCGGGACGCCATGGGAGCAGCAACTCGTCAACGACTGGTTTGGATTCTTCCAGGGCTTGCTCGACGGAGCCAGCATCACGCCGAGCGGCATCCCCGACACGGTCCTCGCATCAGACTACCTCGACGCCCTCGACGCACGCATCGACGCGCATGTCTTCGATGGGCTTGTCGTCACCAGCGGCGCGACGATCACTGGCGGTGCCACCATAGTGGGCGACGTCACGCTCAATAATAGCCTACTCATCGGCGGCAACATAACACTCTTGGGCGCACTGGTCGTGACGGGCAACGTGACGCTCGGCAACGCAGACACCGATGTGTTGACCGTCGAGGCAGGGTCGCAGTTCAACGCGAGCGCGACATTCGCGGATGACATCTTGGTGCCGAGCACCCTAGCCATGTCGGGCGTCATGACCGTCACGGCCGGAGCGGTTGTGCTCGTCGATCCAGGGGTCACATGGACACAGGGATCGCGAATCGCCCTAAGCGGTGTCGGCCACATCCGAGAACGGCTGATCGATGGCGCGGACGCCGATTCGGCGTACGGCATCGAGGATGCCGACATCATCGTGTTCAGCAGTGGCACGCCACGCACGTACACGCTGAATGCAACAAGCGCGAGTAGCGGCGACAAGATTACGATCATTCACAAAAGTTCTGCGACGCTGACTGTGGCTGGTCTCGCAGCCGGCGGAACTCAAGCCATGCGCAACCAGAGTTCAGGCGACGTGCGCGTGATGACGTTTCATTACCAGACGGGAACCGGCTGGCTCAAATCCTTGCAGAGCTTCGTTCCGTAACTCAAATTGGTGGCACTATACATGTGCCTTCGCACACGCCCGGATCGACGCAGCGTGTGCCGTTCTGCCAGTCGGCGTCATTGAATGGGGCGTCGTATTCGTCGACATGATGACAGACGCCGCGGCAATTGAATCCATCCACGCAGCCGCCGCCGTCGGTTCTGTATAGATCCTCAGCATCGCCAAGCGCATCTGCTGCGGCGCCAGCGTCCGCACCGGTCGCGTCCGCCTGCGGCGCATCCAAAGCGACGCCCTGATCGGTGAGACCGGCATCAACCGATGCGCCAGTGTCGCCACTAGGCGCATCGGCTGAACCGTCGATGCCGCCACTATCTTCGTGGTCCGACGCCTGCAGCGTGACGTGACTCGTGCATGCCGCGAGCAACGCGAATCCCAGTAGCGCAGCCCGTCTCATTCGGCCAACTCCCAGCCGCCGCATCGCTTCGTCGAAAACGCCTTGTCGGTTTTCTTGATCGTGACGATCGCTGGGCCGCTCTCGATTTCGTTTGCGACGACGTCGCTCAATTCACCGGAGAGTCCGCGCAGCCGCGACCAGTAGCAGCCCGACTGAGCATCAACGTTGCCGCGGTACGTTCCAGGCACGATGTCCTTGCCGACCAGAAACGTCCCGTCGCCTGGCATCTTGTTTGCGGGACCGACAGGCTCGGGCGGCGCGACCGGTTCAGGTTCCGGAGCGGGCTCAGGCGTAGGCGCCTGCGCCAGAATTTGCGCGGCCGGCTCCGCGTGTACGACGGTACTCTTCTGCGGACCGATGGCGGCACCGATTGCAGCGAGACCGCCGCACATCAAGAGCGTCGCTACGACGCCTCCGCCAAGTATCCAGGGCCAGCGTGGCTTTGATTTTGCTGTTACGATTGTTGGGCTCATGGGAGTCACCTTCCTGTGGGCGTGGGCCTCACCGGTGTGAACGACCGGCGGGGCCCTTTCGTTAGGGGCTCGTACGCAGGAGGCATGGTCGATCTTCCCCTGCCGCGCAACCGCTGCGCGCCTGAGCAGCGAACTTTCAGCACGAATACGGGTGTTGCGTGTCCCTCTGGCTCAGAATTTATCAGCACCTTTTGCCGTCAGGTTCCGCCTGGCGCATCACGATCGCGAAGACGCTGCGCTCGTTTTTCGAGGGTCTGCAGGAGGGTCCGGACGAGGCCAAGGACTTCGTTGACGGTGTCTACGGCGATGCGTTTCCCGAGACGACGCGCGAGCTCGCCGAGTGGGAGAAACAATTCGGACTCGACGCTACCGGCAACGAGGCAGCACGTCGTGTCGCGCTTGCCGCAGCATGGGCGGCGCAGGGCGGACAGTCGCCGCGCTACCTGCAGGACATGGTGCAGGCCGCTGGGTTCACCACGCTCTTCATCCACGAGTGGTGGTCGAGCGGTCCGAATCCGTACGTAGCGCGTGACCCTCGCGACTACACGACGCAACCGCTGATCGGTAGCGTGCAGTGCGCAGGCGATGCATTCCAGTTTGCCGGTCAGCCGCAGTGCACGGGTTTCGACGGCAACGGGATTCCGCTAGACGGGCAGCCGCAGTGCAATGCTTTCCTGGCAAACAACCCGGGCTACCTCGTCAACAAAGATCTAACTCCGCGCGCGCCGCCGCCGGTACCAGACGATCCCGATTACTGGCCCTACTTTCTCTACTGGGGCGGCGAGACGTTTCCAGATCGCATTAGCATCCCGCTCGAGCAGCGCGACGCGCTCGAGAAGCTGCTGCTGAAACTCTGCCCGATGCAGCAGTGGCTCGTGCTGCTCGTCGACTACGAGGCCGGCGCTGGCATCTTCGACGACACGTTCGACTTCACGTTCAACTGACCGAGTAACACACCATGACCGTTGTTGACCGCGACGCAGCGCAAGCATCTGCGATTCAGATCCGCGACGAGACCGGGACTGCGCTTAACACCGCGACCCGTGTCGGCACGGCGTTTCTGAATCTCGCCGACTCGTGCCTATTCAGTGGCGCAGCTGCGGATCTAGAAGATCGCACGATCACGGTAGAGTCGGTAGGCACCGGCGCTGCCGCCGGCCTCGTCATCCACAACCCGACCGCGGCAGGCGTAGGCGCGCCGCAATACTCGCCCGGCCTCGTGCTCCAAGGCGAGGGCTGGGAGACAACCGGTGGCACCCGCCGCGAGGTGTACGCGCGGCCGCAGGTCCGCGGCATTCAGGGCGCGAGCGTCGTGCCGCAGTGGGCGCTGGCACTTGGCTCAGCAGCCGAGGGAACGACGCCGGACGCAGCCTCGCTGACGACTCGTCTGGTATTCGACCAGACGCAGCTGACGCTGACGACCGACCCCGCGTTCATCGTTTCCTTTGCCGGGTTCGTTGTCCTCAAAACGCAGTCCGGCAACGACCTGATCATCGGCTCCGCCGGCAACGGGCCCGAGACGATCGTGCTCGACACGCTCGACAACACCGGCACGATCTCGCTGAACATCGGCGGCGTCACCGGGCTGCTGTTAGACGAGACTACCGCGGATTTTCAGGACAATGCGATCGTCACGACGGGTAATCTTGATCTAGGTATCGCCAGCAAGATTCGTTTCGGCGCGACGCCTATCGATGCGATTTTTGCGGACGGTAGCGACAATCTTCTCATCGGCAAATCTGGCGCGAACGGCGTCACCGCGATTGGCTACGACGTAAAGACGGGCGGGTCGCATATCTTCAGAGTCAATGCGGTTGATCAACTGACGATTGGCGGCACGACGGTCGACGCGCAGAACAACGACATCGTCACGACGGGCAACGTCACAGCGGCGAACCTTGTCGCCTCGGCCAACCTCGCCCTTGGCGCTGCGAGTGTAATCACATTTGACTCGACGCCTACTGGAACGCCGATAGCGGCGATGTTCACGGATACCGCAGAGAATCTGTATCTCGGCAGCGCGGGCGCGAACGGCGCAACGTCGATCATCTACAACGTCAAGACGGGCGGGGCGCACAGTTTCTTCGTCAACGGCGTCGGCACGGGAACGCACAACGAGAACGGTCTATTCCTGAACGGCTTCGCGCTGGAGCTTTCCGCGGGCGTGAACGTCAACGCCAGGATCATCGGCAACGGCGAGGCGATGATCGGCCTCAACATCGCGGCCAGCGGCGTGCGGAATCTGGCGTTGTTCAACGACGGCAGCGCTGGCATGCAGTCGATGGACGGTGGTGTCTACATCGCGAATGCGGTCGCCGCCCCGACCGGCAATCCGAGCAGCGGCGGGTATCTGTACGTCGAGGCCGGCGAGCTCAAATACCGCGGGCCGAGCGGCGCGATCACATCAGTGGGAGCAGCATAATGGCCGCAGGTGACGTAAGAAACGCGAGCACCAAGAGAGCACGCCCGCAAACAACCGACGACACGCCGACCGTCGTGTCCGCGTTGACGTACGCAAGCGTCCCGGATCTGACGTTGGTCGGCGTGCTTATTACCGGCGTTGCGCAGCGCACGGACGCGCCGGGCCTCGGAGCTTTCTACATCCACCATCGAGCTCGCGCTCGACGCTACGACGCTGACGGAACCGATCCGGGTTTAGTCGTGCTGTCGGGCGCAGACGACACACTAAACGTTACGGTTGGCGCCGGGACATATGCGATCGCCGTCATCGTCAGCACAAACGATCTGCAAGTGCAGATCACAGGTGACCCAGGGGAAACCCTGCGCTGGATCTTGAAGGTCGAATACGAGTTAGTCGAGGAGACAGTCGACGTGGCGGCGGCGTGATCGCGAGCAGACAAGGCAAGGGAAAAACCATGCAACCAAAACCACCGATGCTTCTCCTCCCGCAACCGGTAGCGCAAGCGCTGGTGAACTACCTGCAGGAGCAGCCGTTCAAACACGTGCACCAGCTCATCGGCGCGCTGATGCAGCTGCAGCCTGCGCCGGAGCCAGCCGCGAAATCCGAGCCCGCCAACGGCGCCGAGAAACCTGCGGACGAGCAGGCCGAGGCGTCGGCGAACTGACCACGCTTTAGAAAACCAATCCCATGGCACTGATCAACGATCCGGACGACCTATTCCAGGGCGCGACCACGGCCGTCACGGACGCCGTTTGGGGCACTCCTGCCGGCATGGTCGTCGCCATTACGTCGGCTGGCGCTGGCCTGCCTGCTACCGCGGCGGGCGACTTCTTCGAGGTCCGCGACCACAGCCAAGCAGTCAATAACGGGCTCTACCAGGAGAGCGGTGGCACACCGACGACGAGTTCGATCACAGCGACGAAGGTCAGCGGCTCGGCGCCCGTTGCGGCGGGCTCCGAAGCCGTAACGACGCTCGGCAACACGACGACGAAGAAAAACATTTTCTACGACACCGCTGCTCGGCGTGTGTACCTCGTCGAGCAAAATGGACTCAGCGCGGACGGTGTGCTTGGGCAAACCGTCTACAGCAAGATGATGATCGACTGGAAGGACGACGCCTTCCTGATCGCGAATGCCCCGTTTCCGATGCTGTGCATCGACGCCGACGCCGGCAAGTACCTGATCGGCACGGACGCCTCGGGCAATTTCAGCGGCTGGAACTGGGCCGACAATCCGACGCACTCGATCCGTACGCGCAAGCTGCTGCGCTCGATGGGCTGGAGCGAGGTCGACGCCAATGGGATTGTCAAAGCGATCTATCCCGGCATCGTATCGCTGGGATCGTTCGAGGATCCAACGAACGACCTCGCGTATTACCAGTTCGGCAACGATACGACGGTCAACGACACGGTCGACTTCGATTTCGCCGGACCCGTCAACGAGGCGATCAAAACCTTCGAAGAAATCGGCAACCCGCCGACGTGCACTTTCGCAACGTCCAGCACGATCACTCGCGCGTCGGGCTCGTTCGTCACGGACGGGTACAAAGTCGGCGGTCGCGTCACGGTACGCGGGTCGTCGACCAACGACGGCACGTATCTGTTGACTGCAGTTGCGGCTACTACGCTGACCGTAACAGGGACGCCATTCGACACGGGCGCGGACGCGGCCGCGCAGCTCGCTGTCGACAACCTCAACGCCGTGACGTTGCGTCTGCGCATTCGCGACGCCGACCCGAACGGCAAGACGTTTAGCCAAGCAAACCTGGCGTCCGGCGGCGAAACCGTCCTGAGTAACCGGCTCTTCAAGTTCCCGCTGGCAAACGCAACCGACCTCAAGATCGAAGCCAGCGACGCCACGATCGACGGCAGCGCGCCCTACACGGGCATGTCGATCACGTACTACGCGACGCCGCAATCACTCGGCGGCAGCGGCGTCCTCGTCGGCGGCCCGTACAATTTCGGGATCGTAATCGACGCGAACGACGGCACGAATCAAGAAGTCTACGAATGGATCCAGCGCCAGCTACGTAAGTCGACGGACATCGACGCCGACGCGGACGTCGGCATCGGCCGCACGCTGGACGGCTTGATGCGTTTCGTTGGCGAGCAGCTCGAAGTCGGTAGCGCGGACGGCGGCTTGTCGTTCCCGACGAACCCGGACGGCGGCGGCTCCGGCGTTTTCATCTCGAATCTGAACGCCGCGAGCAAAAACTTTACGAGCTTCTACGACAACACGCCGGCCGTACGTTTCTTCCCGGTCAGCGTACCCGTTACGCTCGATTTCAACGTGACGCTCGAGGGCGATACGCTCGCCAAGTTTACGCTCTTTTTCGACCGCACGATTCGCACGTCCGTGACAGACCTCGTTATCACCGCGGGCACGGGTGCGAACGGGACAATCACGAGTGCCGGCAGCAACCTCCCAAACAATGCGGAGCTGACCGCGGGCGACTACGTGCGCATCGTGGGACTCACGGGCGGCAACGCCGCAATGAATGGCATCTACCAGATCACGACGGAGACCACGCCGGGCGCATCGTGGGCGGTCACGCGCTACGACGGCACGACCATCACGACTACGTCGTCCGCTACGGCGAATGTGGACCAGCATCCCGTTGACTCACCGGACGCGATCATCGTGAATGATGACCTGGCCGCCGATGTGACCGGTCTAATCAGTGGCACCGACTTTAGCTTCTCGTTCGACTATTCCAACAACGTACAAGGCGGGCGCACGTCAAATACGGATGCACAGGTGCTGTGCAAAGCGATCGGGCAGGAATCGGCGCAGTACGCGCAGAGCACGGTGCAGACGATTCAGTCGGGCGTTGCTCTGACGATACCCGTGGTCGCGCAAACCGAGCGCAACTTCGCCAATCCATGATGCGCGACTCCGTCGGCATCTGCTACGCCTACTCGACGCACGGTTACTACCGCACGCAGTGGCTCTGCAATGTCACGGCATTTGCTCCGACGCTGACTTTCGAGCGCGGACTTCCAGACGACGTTGCGAATCCCGAGGGCATCATATCGGTGCGTACCGCCGAGGACCTGCCGCGCGATCACGAGCTCGTCGTGCTCTCGCCGCTCACGGCTCGCATTGTTCGCCCGACGATTGCGCTGCAAGACTTCGAGCACCCGGCGCGCGCGGTCTATCTGTTCGGCTCCGACATGACGTTTCTAAGCGAGGTCGAGCTCGGCGGGCGTGTGCCGGATCACGTGGTCTATGTGCCAGTGGCGAGCCAACGCGAGTGCGACGAGGTCTACTCGTTCGTGATCGGCGCGCTCGTGCTCTATGACCGCTCGCAGAGGCGCTCGTGGCGATCCTAGACAACCGCACGCTGATCAACGCGGCCGACGCAACGACGAACTGGACGAACGTTGCCGGCGTGGCGGCGGGCGTGCTCGACGTCGACACGTTCACGCAGGGCACCGGATCTATCACGTTCAATCTTACGAGCGCTATCGAGGGACTGCTATACAACATCGGCTCCACGGTCGACCTCACGGGTCAGCACATCTATGTGTGGTTCAACTGCGCAATCGCTGGCAAGCTGGACACTCAGGCTGGCGGAGGCGTGCGTGTGCGATTCGCCGGGCCCACCGCCACGAACTTTTTCGAGGTGTTCGTCGCGGGCTCGGACACGTACACGGGCGGGTGGAAAATGTTCGTGGTCGACGTCGACGCGGCGGCGGCTGCGCCGGACGCCACGGGCGGCACGCCGCCTGCCAAGACCGCGATTCAGCGTGTCGGGGTTGTCGGCGATACAGCCGGTTTCATGTCGAAAAAGGCCGACAACTTCTGGGTAGACGCGATCTGGCGTCTGCCCGCGAGCACGCCCGGAATTCGCGTCGAGGGTCGCAACACGGGCCCGGTGGACTGGACTTGGTCGGACATCCTCGCCGCGTCCGTAGCGGGAGGCTGGGGGACATGTGTGCCAGGTCCCGGCGGATCGTTCGTCGTCAACACGCCGATCCGGTTCGGCGCAAACGACGCGGTCGCGCACGGCTTCGACGACGCCAACGTCATCGTACTGTGGGACAACCAGCCCGTAGCGGCAACGCTATACGGATTCGAAATCGTCGGCGGCAGCAGCACTCAGTCATTCCGCGCGGGCGTCAAAACGGGCACGGGCGACGACGCAACGGGCGGGCAGGGTTGGGTTATCGCGGCAGACGCGGACGGCGCGCGCTGGTACCTCGACGCAGACGATGCCAACATCGACGCCTGCCAGCTCTACGGCTGCGTTTTTCAGCACGGCGCCGCATTCGAGCTCGACAAATCATCCAATGAAACCATCTCGTGCCAGTTCGTCGACTGCTCAAGCGCGCGCGTCGACAACTCGCTCTTTCTCCGCTGCAACGTCATCGACGCCAGCACAACGGACGGGAATCCGTTTCTCACGACGGACGACCTGGGCGACGTACGGTTTTGCTCGTTTGAATTCAGCGACGGACACGCTGTGCTGCTGACAACGCCGCTCGTCACGCCGCAGACCAGCAAGGGCAATCTCTTCACCGGCTACGGCGGCACGCCCGGATCCAACGGCACACCGTCGAGTGGCTCCAACGACGCGGCAATCCACAACAACGCCAGCGGCGCGATCACGATCAACGTCACAACCGGCGGCAGCACGCCATCGGTGCGTAACGGCGCGAGTTCCACAACCGTCGTCAATAGCAACGTTGCGGTCACCGTCACGCCGCTTGCTACGGGCTCAGAGGTCCGCGTGTATCTGACGGGTACGAGCACCGAGGTGGACGGCATCGAGAGCAGCACAGGATCATCGTTCACGTTCAGCGTGGGATCGGGCGTCGCTGTGGACGTCATCGTGCTCAACTACAGCCCCCCAAAGATCCCCGTGCGCATTCAAAATGTGAGCTTCGCCGCGGACCAGAACCTCAATCCATTTCAGCGCAACGACGTGAACTTCGTGAACCCGTGACCCATGGCCGACGTCGTCACATTCGATCCGGATAACCTCCGCATCATCGAGATCAGCGCGGGCGGCGATAACGAGCTCAGCGTCGTCGAGATATATAGCGAATGGAAGGACTGGTTGCTCGCAGATCCCGCACGCCTCGCCTATCCGCAGGCCATGCGCTACGTGGGCGGCGACGCGATCAGTCCCACACAAGACCTCGGCTCGACGTTCTTCCTGCTGAACGGCTGGCGCATCCGACCCGCGGAACTCACACACAAGCTGACGCTCGTTGGGAATCTGTTCACCGATCCGGCGGGTGAGAGCGTGTTCGTTCCGACACTCGCCGCGTTCAACGTCAACACGGAGACGCGCGTTTCCAATCTCGTGGACGCGGTCCTCGTCAATTCGGCTGAGATCCAGTTCGCCAGTTTTGAAAACACAGTTGCGGTCGACGTAACGTCCGTGTTCTCTGGCGCGAGCTACCCCAATGGAACGCGCCGGCAACCCGTCAACAACATGACCGACGCGCTCGCGATCGCCCAGGCGCGCGGGATCGGGTCGTTTCTGATCCTATCGAGCATGACGCTGACAGGTGTCGACGTCTCCGAGATGGTGCTCGACGGTCTCAACCATGGTGTGACGCTTACCGTGGATGCATCGGCGGACGTCCAGAATTGCGGGTTCAACAATCTTACGCTTCAGGGCACGTTCGACGGCGCAACGCACGTGCGGGACTGCTTCGTTATGGATGTGGACATCATCCATGGGCATTTGACGCGGTGCTCGTTGATGGGCGCAATAGCTCTGAGCGGCACCGGCGATCTGCTCATCGACAATTGCATCGACGGCATGCCAGGGCTCGGCGTTCCGTCCGTGGACTGTGGCGGCGCGGGTAGCTCACTGAATATACGCGGCTACCATGGAGGCATCGCGCTCACGAATAAGACCGGGGCAGAGGATTTCTCAATCGACTTGGTAGGGCGCGTACTTCTCGATGCCACGATAACGGGCGGCTCGATCATCATTCGCGGCATCGGCCACATCGAGCTCAACAGCGCAACCGCTACGATAATCGATTCGGACCTCGTCAACCCGGCGCTCGTTGCGGCGGAGACCGACACTGTACTGACGACCGCGCACGGCACCGGCTCGTGGCAGAGCGGCGCGGGCGGACTCACGGTGCAAGACATCGTCGACGGCGTCCTCGATGAGCCGACGGCGTCGCATCTGGCAGCCGGCAGCGTCGGCGAAAACGTCAACCGTCTCGATGCTGCGGTTACCTCGCGCAGCTCACATACAGCCAACAACGTGCGCGACTCAATCCTGAGCGACTCGACACCGTTTCAGGGTGCGCGTATCGACGCCGCCGTCAGCTCGCGAGCGGCGCCCGGTGCCGAGATGGCGTTGACATCGACGGCCGTTGCCGGTGCCGTGCTTGCGATTTGGGCGCGCGTGATATCTGGCACCACGACCGTCGAGCAAGCGATTGACGAGCTGCACAAGCTGCGTGGGCTTGATCCTGATAACCCGCTGCTCGTCGACAAAACGAATCAGCGCATGCGCGTTCCATACGACGGCTCGATTATCGACATTCAGGGCACGCCCGATGGCGACGACGAAACGTTCCAGCGTCTGACCTAGCCGTAGCCCATGGCATTCACGATTGGCAGTGCTGGATTGCTCGGCGTTTCGCCGTTCACGACTTTCACGGACGGTTACCTACTCGGCGACGCGGATCTGGTCGACGACGTTCCGTTTCTCGACTTCCCGGCTGTCTCAGTCTCCGCACTCGCCAGCATGGCGGCGTCCAGCACGGCAACTGCAACGGCTGGCAGCGTGCTCTCGCCAGAGGCAACCGCGGCAGGCGTGACCGTCGCACCCGCCACGATCGCCGCAAGCACACTCAAGCCTAGCGCTGCGTCAGCGTCCGCTGCCGTTCGCACTGCGTCCGCCACAAGCAAGCTCATCTAATGGCCGTCTACCAAATCTTTCGCGGCGACACGCGCCGACTCAATCACGCCGTTACGCGACGTGACGAGGACGGTGTCGCGCAGGCTGAGAATTTGGCCGGCGCGTCGCTGCTGTTTACGGCCAAACGGAACAAGTCGGACACATACGCGCAGGCGATCATCAAGAAAACGACGGCCGTTGACGAAGGAATCACGATCACCGACAGCGCAGGCGGCCTTGCGCAGACGTTGATCCTGCCCGAGGACACGGTCGGGCTGACCGCACGCACCGTGCTTTTCTACGACCTCGAATTGCAGACGGCACTCAATGAGGTTGAGACGGTCGAGTACGGAACGATCATCGTCGAGCTTGATATCACCGACTCGACCAGCCCCGTCGGCCCACCCGCCGCGCCGCCCGATCCGATAACGCCTGGCGTGTTCCTGCAGCACGATGGGACGTCGCAAGTCTGGAGCACGTGGACGCTACCCGAGGTCGCGCCGCTTGTCGGCGACATCAACAAGGTGCTCACCGTTACCGCTGCAGGCGTGGTGACGGCGCAGTCGCCGGCAGCCCAGCTCACCGCCCCCGCAAACCCCGCCGACGACGACAAATACGCGATCGCGTCCGGCGGCGACCTGGTCTACCTGGCCAAACAGGCGCCGCTAATAATCTCATTCGGCGCGGTCGGCGTGATCAACGGCACGGGGTACATGTTTCCCGGCGGCGCCGATAGCGTCTCGGTGCAGCAGAGTGCGACGAGCACGCAGGAGTACCCGATGCCATTCGCCGGCACGGTGCTCGGGTTTTACGTGATCCACAACACGCCCGCCGGCTCGAGCAGCGTCGTCTATACCGCCGAGCTCGATCAGATCGCGCAGGCCATGACGGCAACGCTGGCGAGCAACTCTGCTGGGCCCACCGCCGGGACGACGTTTTCGAATCCATTTGCATTCACGGCGGGACAGCGCGTTCGTGTCTCGGCGCAGACGACGGCGAACGTGACGAATCGTCCATTCGTTGCGCTTGCCGTGCGCGTTGCGTTGGTGAATCCGTAGCTGAGCCCGCACTGGATCGTGGCGTAGTGCCGGTAATCCCCTTGCCTCGGCGCAACGCCACGACCTTGTGCGGGCTGCAGAGCTTTGGAGATCAAATCATGTTGTCGAAGATCTGGGAACGAATAACCAACGAGCCTGCTCTTATCCTCGGCGCTGTACAGGCTGCACTCACGCTCGCTGTCGTTTTCGGGATGAGACTTTCGGAATCGCAGATCGCAGCCGTGCTCACGTTCTCGGGTGCATTGCTTGCCTTGTTGACGCGGCAGTTAGTCGTGCCCGTTGGCAGGTCTGACGCGCTCGCCGCCGTTGCGCTCGAGACCGGTCGACGGATGGGACACTCGGAACGGCCGCCGATGCTGCCGTCTGCGCCCGTCGTCGACGACAAGCCGCCACCGCCGCCGCAGGCAGCAGAGTAGGAGCAACCATGTTGCGTAGAATCGCAGACGCTATCCGGCGTTTTCTCGCTCCCGGCTGGGGACCACCGGAACAACACGTATTCGTCGTGGTACTGACGCTCGTCGCGTTCGGTGGCACAGCCTGCTCCGGCAGCCTCGAGACCGCCCGCGCCCAGCCCAAGCTCGGCGCGTCGCCGGCAACGGCAGAGAGATGCGAGGAGCTCGATGACCGCAGGACGCTGTACGGCGGAGCCGCAAAGGCATTCGGCGTGCTCGGCGGAGGGGCCGGCTTGGCCACTGTCGCCACGGATGACGAGAGCCTACAGACCGGCCTGGCCATCGGCGCGGCTGCCAGCGCGGCGCTTGCCGTTGGGGCGCTGTACGTCGCCGAGGGTAGCGGAGAATCTTGGGCGAGAGAGTGCGCGGCGCGGTGAGCCTCGTAAACCGCCTCCTGCGGCGTCCGGGACTCGGGTGCCTCCCTGACCCAGCGGACCCTCGCGATCGCCCTCTAGACGCGCTCCTGGGCGCCCTGGCGAGCTCCGCGCCCCCGTCAAGCGCGAGCGTCCGGAGCCCGTTCGTGGGACCGAAGAATCAGGGCCCTACTTCGTCTTGTACGGGAATGGCCTGGGCGCAGGCAGTCCGCACGACGTTGCTCCGTCGCGGCGTCGGGTGCCCGGAGCTGAGCGCGCTGTTCAGTTACTACGCCGGCCGCGCTGAGTGGGGCGGGCAGCGCAAGGACTCCGGCAGTCACCTACGTAGCGCCGCTAAGGCGATGATGCGTTTCGGCTGCGCATCCGAGGCTGCCTGGCCGTTCGACTCGCTGCGGGTCAACAAACAACCGACGTTTTCCGCGTTTCGCAGCGCCCACGATCTGCGCGGCTTGCGGGCGTATGCACGTATCGCGGATGGTGACGTCGATGGCGTGCGGCGTGCAATCGCGGCTGGGCATGCGGTTACTGCTGGCTGGAAGATAGACAGAGCATTCCAGCTTCACGACGGCAAAGGTGTGCTCGATGTTCCGCGCGGGCCGATCATCGGAGCTCATGCCTGGGTTTTGGAAGACTACGCGTCGGATGGAACGTTTGGTCTGATCAATTCGTGGTCGGAGCGATGGGCGAACGCTGGACGGGCACGAATGACGGAAGCATTCGTGGCACAGGCGCGGGACATGTGGACATGCGCGGCTTAACGAACATGGCGCCAGTTTCTCCGAAGGAGAATGAGGCTGATCGCGGACCTGCTGACTCCAAACCTCATAGCGAGATCGATTCCGCTCACTGTTGCGGCCAAATCTCGAATGAGGCTGACATCCTCCACGGTGAGTTTCGCATTAAAATTGCGCTCGCCACGCACGCCTCGCGAGCGCCCTTTGCGTGCAGCGTCACGGTTGTTGTCGACGGCTGTACCAAGGAAAAGGTGCTCGGGATTCACGCACGGCGGATTGTCACAACTGTGAAGCACCCACATGCCAGGTGGGACAGCGCCGAATGCCAGCTGCCAACTAAACCGGTGTGCGCGATGCTCCCTACCGGACTTGCCGTAACCATCCTTGTCTCGACTCCCAGTCCAGAGCCAACAGTCACCGGTCTTGTCCACTTTTGCCCAGAAGCGAGGGCCATTGAGCTTGTGGATACACGGTCGCGAACAAAAGCTCCCGCGGCCGTATCGCAGCTCACGGGGCGCCACCCAAAACTCTGCTTCGCATCCTTGGCAAATGCGCCGTATCTTCGTCGTGCTCATGGGACTCATCCTCCTGTGGGCCACGTGCCCGGTCGTGTAGCAGCGACGCGGGCACACTCACTTTATAGCACAGAGGGCACATGCTCGGAGTTCTGATTGCGTGTCTGTTGCTCTGCTCGTGCGACTTTCGTGAGCCCGTCGGACCGCAGCCCAACCCCTCGGCGTGTGCCGACGCATGCGCGACGCTTGCTCGCCTCGGATGCGAATCGGCTAAGCCAACGGACGCTGGCGCGGACTGTGTCTCTCGGTGCCGTAACATCGAGCTGAGCGGGACGATCACAAGCTGTCCCGCGCAAGTGGCGCGTGCGGAAACGTGTGAAGAGGCAGATTTCGCGAGCTCGTGCGAGGCGCCATGATGTTCATCTTCTGGGTCTCGCTGAGCATCGTGATCGCCGTGTACGCGTACGTCTTCTGGCCGATGCTCTTCGGGAAACGACGATGACCGAGGACCCCACGTGGGCGGAGTTCTTCCGCTCGCTGCTCGAAACCCTGTTAGCGCTCGCGATCGTGGCGCTGTTTTTCGGACCGGTGATGCGATGACTGCTCAGCTTGCCCAGCGTGCCGTCCTGGCGTTGCTCCGCACGTTGCTCGAGGCAGTGCCGTCGAGTGAGCGCTCGGCGTTGCTCATGGATCTCTCGAGCGCATGCCTAGCTTTGCTGAAAGAGCATCAGTCTCCCAGTGGACTTTTTCGGATGGACCTTCCGCCACCGGATGACTCGGAGAAAAACGGCCAATGATCGGGCAATGGGTCCCCGCAGTCCGCACGCCTGCCGCACCGTTCGACGTGGCGCGCGCGTACGGCAGAGTACTGACCGACATCCTGGGCAAGGTACAGCCGATCACGATTGCGATCGTGCACGCCCATGGAGCTTTCGAGACCGGCAACTTCGCGTCATGTTGGTGCCACGGACCAGGCAACATCAAGGCCAGTGCCAAGTGGACCGGACTTTTTACAACGATCAAATTGAACGAGTTGCTCGAACGCGACGGCAAGAAAGTCTACATCTGGTTCGACCCGGTTCTGGGCGAGCTCATCAGCAAGAACGGTCCAGCTCGCTATCCTGACAAGCCGCGCACGAACCCCGATGGTCACGAGCAATGCCGCATGCGCGCGTTTCTCACACTCGCAGATGGCATTCGTAACAAGATCGAGTTTCTTGCCAAGCCTCACTGGCGTCCCGTGCTCGAATTCGCGATCAAGGGTGACCCGGCCGGTTACGTGCACGGTCTCGCGGAGCGCACTTACTTTACTGCTCGAGAGGCACCCTATGCTCGCGGAGTCATCTCGTTGACAAAAAGCCTGTTGCCGATCGCGACGAAGGCCGCCATGGAACCCGAGCCTCTCCCGCCCGAAGAAGACGAGCAGCTTTGTCGAGACATGGCCGAGTGCCATCGCTTCGAGCTCCCGGAGTGGCTACGCAAGCGCGTCGCGCAGATCACTGCCCTGACCGCGTCCGAGATGTGGGACGCAGCCGCCGAAGACATTCGCAGGGGGCGCGATGCAGCTGTAAGGGGTGACGGAGACGACGACACGTGACCGACGACGACAACAAGCGCGAGTCCGAGCCTGCGACGCTGCCGCCCGCGAGCTTGACCACGCCTAGTCCGGATATCGCGATCCGCGAGTCGGACCCAGACATGGTGCTGGCAAACGCGCCGCCGCACATCCAACTGACCGTGCGCGAATTGCGAGAGACTCGCGAGCTGATCAACAAGCGCGAGGCTGCGGCACTCGAGCGCGAGATAGCCGAGCAGAAGCGCGCCGATGTGCGCCACGACGATGCGCAGCAGTTGCAAAAAGAACTGCTTCAATTACCGATGCTAAAGATTGCATTGGGAAAGGTCGAACGCCTGCTCGAGCAGCTGCGCCGGGAACTCGTCACGACCCGAAAGGATATTGGTCATACGGTGGCGCGTATTGATCTGCTGGACGTGCGGATGGATGATCATCACCAGCGGATCGTGGCGATCGAGGCACACGTGGGGGTAGCGCCGGGCCTGGCTGACGATGATTCGTCGACCGAGTCACCTGTGCCGCCGGAATCAGACCCATGAGCTTCACCGGTCTCGACCGCATCATCGCCGGGCTCGAATGCGGCGACGCCACTGCCGTACAGGATGCGCTTGCCGTGTTGCATGTGCTGGCCAGAGTCGAGGTTGTCCCGGGTTTCGGCGTCGAGGAGTACTCGGAAGAACTCGAGCGGCTCACGCACAGCGTCCTCGCGTTTCAGTGCGCTTGTGCGCAGGCACAGTGTCGCCTCGCGCTGGACCGGGCTCGTCACTATCGCGCTGAGCTCGAGCAGCTGCGCGAATCCAATCGCGATCTGCCGACATTGCCATCGCCGAGGGACGAGGCGCCGAACGAGCCGACGATACCATCGCCTCCGCCGCCTGGGCCCGAGTCGGCCGATGGCGCCTGAGCCGCCGCGCAAACGTGTGCTCGGTATCGAGGTGCGCGAGGAGGTCGACGACGAGGCCTCGCGACGCAGGCAGCTCGACAGCGAAAGGGCCGCCGAGCGCCGGTCACGCGAGATGCAGCAACGCCTGCCGCGCGTGTTTCCGCCGCCGGTGCCCAAGCCGGAATATCAGCGATCCTACACGCCGCTAGATATGCCCGTCGTCGAGCGCGGGCCGCTGCCTGAGTACACGCCGCGCCGATCGTGGCTTCCGCAATCACGGGTGCCCTCGTGGGCTTTGGGACTCGCGAGCGTGATCTCCGCCATCAGCGGAGCCATCGTCGCCGTACTGATTGCGCTTTCGACGCGCGCGCCAGCGGCGAAGCCTGCCGAGGTCGTGCGTGTGAGCGGAGAGGCGCGCGACCGCGACCGAGAACAGAATATTTTCCTCGCCGCAAGCCGCGAAGATCAGTTGGTTAAGGATCAGATCATTCTCGCTTGGATCTGCGCGCAGAACTCGAACGTGCCGGTCGCGCGAAACGTCGAGTGTCCCGATATTCGATGCGAACCGACCCCCGTGCTCAAGGACGGGAAAATAATTCCAAAAGCCATGGCATGTCGCACCGAGGTCGCATGGCCATCCGTGCGGTTGGCACCGAAGCCATGAGCGCTCGCTGGAAGTGCAGCCGCTGCTCGCGAGTCAAGCTCTACCTCGTCGAGGAACCCATCGTCCTGTCCGACTCTCCGTTTGACGCCAACGCGGCGCCGACGCGGGTCGTGACGGTGTGCGTAGAGTGCCTGCAGGCGCGGTGGCGACGTCAGGGATTTTGCGAGCTGTGCGGGGCGCTCCCGCATCGCGTGCTAGGTGTCGACGGCGATGCCTGCCGTGTCTGCGGACTCGTGCACCAAGACGAAGAGCCGTCGCGACCGGGCGGCTGGAACGTAAGCCCGCTCTCATTCTTTGAGCTCGAATAAGCCACCGAAAGGACCGAACCCATGTCGCTTGTCATTATGATTCTGATCCTCGTCGCCATCATCTTGCTCGCGGCCGTCGCACCACGGCCTATCGCTTGGGTCGCCCTCGGACTGGCAGTGATCGCGCTATTGCTGGTCGTGTTGGGAGGCTTCAGCGTCACGCTGGGCCGATGATGCCCATCCCTGCGAGCCTCTCGCGGGACGACATACGCGCGTGCCTACGCGCCCGTGTTGACAGCGCCCGGCCCGCTACGTAATCTCTCGCTACCACCCTCGCTCGTCAGCCTCGCTGGTCTCACGACTGGCGAGGCTTTTTTGCGTCTACGGGCTCAGCCTGGGGCGCGTCCGCTGTTTGCCCCAACCGAGTCCGGCATTCCAACGGTTTCGGATCATCCAATCGGCCGCGTCGAGCTCCGTGAGAATGCCGACCGGGTCGCGCAGCAGCACGGTCAGCCGACCGTTGTCGTAGCTTTGCCACGGCGGCGCTGACAGGGATACTGGCAACCGACAATCACATAGGACCGGCTCGGCCATACCGTCACGCAGGACGCGCACTGGGAACGGCTCCTCGTGACACCCAGTGAGTGGCGGCAGGAGGCAGACGCAGCCCCAGCCGTCGAGCGAATAGCCATGCTCGGCGGCCCACCGGTGCGCCACGGAGAGCAGCTCGTGCTCGAGGTCTGTCAGTCCTTCGAGGCTGACGGCCTGCATCATGTGCGAATCGAGAGCGCTCGTGACGTACGAGGCCAGGGACGGGTCAGTCGTCGACATTCTCGAGCTCCATGAGCCGCTCGTACACCCGATCCCGCTCCCGTATCCGCCGCTCGCGCTCGCTCGGCTGCATGTGCTCCTCGGGCTCGTAGATTTCTTCGTTGAGCACGTCGAGGCGTGCGCGGAGGGTTTCGATGGTTTCGGTCATCGTCTCATCCTTTCGGGGCCGCTCGCCCCGGGCCTGCTCGCGATAGCTCACGGGCAGGGCCGGCGGCAGTCAGCGCTCAACAGGATCGCCGGTCCGCATGTCGCGCACACGTGACGGCCAGCCATCGGCTCGTTCAAGCTGCGCCGCACGCAGCGCCTCGCGCTTGCTCGCGTACTCACGTACGCCGTAACGGGTTTTGACGGAGTATCTCACGGGATTGCTGGGTTTGTTCATTTGGTGTCGTCCTTCGCATGCCGCGGGCTGCGGCGTCGATGGTCCGGGTAGATGCACGCGGCGTACCAAACTATCGCACTCGCGTAACGCGGCTAAGTGCTTGATCCCAGGTGCGCGATTGCGTAGCACAGGTTACACTGATGCGTAACAGGTTACGCATTCCGGGTAGTAGCCTTCACACGTGGCCGCCCTCCGCGCCTGGCCTCCGGGGGCAGTCTCCGGAGTCTCTCGGCGGCGAGCTTGGGGTGCCTGGCCACGACCCTCTGCAGCGTAGACGTAGGCACGTCCAGCGCTTTAGCGGCGGGCTCGAGCCGCCACGAGTGGGCCACGAGCGCCTCACGGACAGTAGCGAGCTCCTCGGTGGCATGGCGGGCCCAGACGGTGCGCAGGGTAGTCACGCCGTCTCATCAGCATGGACCGTGCCAGCTACTCGTCGAGGGCCCGGAGCGCGCAGCCCGGGTTACACTGCCGCATAACCGGTTACGGGGAGGCCCGACTCCTCGGTAGTGTCAGCCCGGCTATGCTCCGGGACTCCACGCACGCCATCCGGTCGCCGTGGGAGCGCTTCTGTCATTAGGCGCGACGCTTCATCTGCGTCGCATTGTCGTACTCGTTGAGCCTTGTGCGCACGGCTGCCCATAGGCGGTCCCCAAGGTCTGGCTTGGCCAGCTCCCGCCTCACGACCGTCACGACCCGCCCCATGGACTCGACGCGCTCTAGCAGCCTCGCCTCCGCCTTGCGCAGCTCGTCGCAGAGGGCGCGACGTGTGGTGAGCGCATCGTTGCACTCCGCGAGCTCGCGTTCGGCCAAGCCACGCTTGGCGTCCGCCGTGAGGGCTTTATCCGCTGCTTCGTCCCGCTCGCGACGGGCGGCGTCTCGTTCCTCAATCACCAGCTTGACTACGTCCGCCAGGCTTGCTTCGGTCGGAAAGCGCATGTCGGCATTGTCGCCGCTGAGCACGTCTTCTGCTGCCTCAATCTGCGCGCGCGTGGCGGTGAGCTCGGCCCTCGCGTGCCGTAGCTCCTCCCCCCGCTTCGCCAGCAGATCCTCGAGTTCGGCCGACTTGGTGCTGTAGCCCTCGAGCAGCAGCCTCGCGTCGGCGAGCTCCGTGGCGGATTTCTCGGCGCGCTCGCGCTCGACGGCAACAGCCTGGCGCCACTCAGCATCGCGCGAATCGGCACGCGATCGTTCGTTGTCTTTCCAGATCTTTTGCGCTGCCGTAAGTCGGCAATCGGCGGCGGCCCACTCACGCCGGGCGGCGGCGAGCTCGGCGGCGATCTGGTCTCGCTCTTCGCGCAGCGCGGCTTCGCTCGCGACTCTGCGTTCGTACCCTCGACCGGCGTTGTCCAGATCACTCCGCAGCCGCTCGAGCTCGGCGCGGAGCTGGTCGCGGGCGGCTTCGGCGCTGCATGCGCGGTCAGCGTACTCAATCCGTTCACGACGAAGACGACGCACGCACACGTGCTGCGCTTCGTCCGTATAGCGCGTTGGCGCTATGGTCTCATCTATCCAGTTCGCGTGCTGCCGCAGCCTCTCATTCTCGTCGAGCAATAGCGGCGGGCCGATGCGGGCGGCGACGCGCTTGCCAGTTCCGTTGCAGGCAGCGCACGGAGCACTGACGAACGAGTCGGCGGCAATGGCGTACTGTTCAGCGCCGCGGCCTTTGCATCTGGGGCAGGTCGCGGCCTCGGGTGGCGGGGGCTCGCGCCGCTTATTCCAGCACTCGTCACAGAACGTGAAAACCGTGCCGCCTTCCGCCTTCGTCTGTAGCTTGCCGCAGCGGTCGCACGGGTAGAGCAGCTCGGCAGTGCCGGCCGTAGTCGGTGGGGGCTCTCGCCTCATGCCACTTCCGTGATCGGTGCGCTCACTCTGCGGAGGATAGACCATCGGCGTAACCTTCATCTTCACGGTGCCGGTCGTCTTACTGCAGTGCACGGCCTGTGTGTACTCCACAACATCATCAGTGTTTATCTTCTCGTCCCCTTCGTACCATCTCGGTTTCGGCAGCGCGTCGAGGCGGGCCGCGAGATGTAGCCGGAGCCGGGTAAGCGCGTCCTGTTCGGCCGTCCCCAGGTCGTCGCACGGGCCGCAGTGAATCGAGTCGGGGCTACGTTCCCAGCCACACACGGCGCATGCGCTGTCATCCGTTGTCATCGTCCGAATCCTTCCCGAGCGCCTCGGCAGCCGCGTGCAAGTGCGCGCCCGTCAAACGATACATCTTGCCCTTGTGCACGTACGCCAGCACGCCGCTTAACGTCTCGTTGCTGCGGTCAAATCGAGCGAAGTCTGCGAATGGCTGCAGCGCTGCCTCCAGCTCGTCCACGCGGGCACGAAGTAGCTTGTTGTCAGCGGAGAGTTTCTTCGTGTCCATCACGCCCTCCTTCGCCCCATCAATTGCAGCCGCGCATCCTCCAACGCAAACACGTGCTGCGCCACGTTTGGCGTACCCGCCTCGTACGTGACGGTGTCGCCGCTGCGAAACGATCCGACGCAGGTGAGTGCAATCAGCGAGCCGTCGTAGGCTTGCTCGAGCAGGCCTTTCAGCGCCTCGATTACGTCTTGGCTTGTGGGTGTCATGGGGGATCCTTCTTCGTCGCGAGGGCGGCGGCGCGCTTCAGGTCGCCCTTCGTGATCTGCCACTCGGTGTCGTAATCGTTAGCGTCCTCGTTGTCGAAACACACGTAATCATCCCCGTAGCGGCGCAGCGGTGGCACCACCGACGCTGCCCACGCGGCGAACGGCTCCAGGGCAGCCCGGCGCTCATCGTTCTCGGTCGCTAGCCTGTCTCGCTCGTCTGTAACCTCCTTGAGCATTTTTCGCTCCGCTTGTTTCTCACTCTTACGATTCGCGATCCACAGTTGCAGCATGCGCCAGACGCCGTCCTCGAGTGCCTCGCCGCTGCGAGGCTGCATCAGTAGGCCAATCTTCTCGTTGGCCTCATCGAGGGCAGCTCGCAATTCGTTGAGCTCGGCTTTCGCGTCAGCCACGGCGCCCCGCTTTCGTCTTGGGCTCAGCGTCTATCTCCCGGATCGCGCCACGTGGCAGCTCGGGCGGAGGCTCGAGAAATGCGGCGGGAATGGCGGGCGCCACTGTCGACGCCGTATCGAGATCAACGTCGACGTGGAGGAGCTCACCAGCTTGCGCCTCCGGCTCTGGCTCACTCTGCAGCGGCGGCGCATCGGGCAGAGCGGCGCGTGCCACCTTGACCGCGAGCTCGCATTCCGCCATCAGCTCTTCCCTGCGTTTCTCGTGGCGCTCGGTTTCGGCGTCGATTTTCTTCGCGTAATTCTTCAGCGCCTTCGCTTCGGCTTTGGCGACTAGGGTGCGGATTTGGTCGTGGATTGTACTCATGTGCCCATTTCCTTTTTCTTGCGGCGGAGCAGGTTGTGGCATTGGCGGCAACGGCGGCCATATTTCAGGTTCAAAACGTTACGGCCATACAGCGCATGACCGCGCTTGCAGTAGGCGCGACGTCTAGCCAGGTCCTCGCGCGGCACATATCCGGGCGGGCGACGCGTGCGTGCTCCATTTCTGCTAGACGCACTGCGCTCGCGGTCAATTGCCCTTGTGCAGATCTTGCAACGCCGGCCGCCTCCCTTGCTCCAAATGACGTTATCGCCACTGAGCTTGTGCCCGTTCTTGCAGTGTGTCTTGCGTGCGTTCGCTCCCGTCGGGTTTCTCAGGCCTCTCAACATGTTCTCGCGGTGTGTAACCGGCTCCAGGTGCGCTGGATTGACGCATGCCGGCGTGTTGCACTTGTGATCTAGTTCGAGGCCATCCAGTATGGGTCCGATGTGATGCTGATAGCTCCACCTGTGCGCTAGCAGCTTGCGCTCGCCATCCCAGAATCGACCATAGCCGCGCTTGTTGGTATGGTCAGTCCAGAGCCAGCACCCAGACACAGGACATCGGAGAAACTTTTCCTCGAAGCGCTCTAGGTGTGTGCGCTGGGCTTTTTTCGCAGCGAAATGGCAGGCCTTGGAACAGAACTGGCCATGTCCTGGTTTTAGTAGTGCGCTTGGACGTCTGCGGAACGCGGCTCCGCAGTTAGCACACGAGCGGTCAGTCATCGTGAGCCTTCGAGCTTGTCGATTCTGACGAGCTTGTGCGAGATGCGTAGGGCGAGCTGGACAGGGTTAGACATCGTCTGCTCCTTCGATTGCCGCTCGCTCTGCATCGTCGTCGTCGACGAAAGATGCGACGACGTCCGTTGAGCGCACATTCGCCATGTGCTCTTCTTCGAGCTTCGCGAGGCGTCTGTTCACACGCTGCCAGTCCTTCGATAGCTGCTTGTGATAGTCCGCGCTCACGTTTCCTGCTGCTATCTCTGTTTGGATTGCGACAGCTGCAGAGCCCGCAATCATGCGCGCCTTGCTGCCGAGCAGCGCGCGGGCCTCGTCGAGCTGGTCGTCGACCATGACGCGCTCTGCCTGACGAATCATGTCCGCCAGGCCCTTCGGGTTCGAGCCTTGCGGGTTATAGTTGTCCGGGTCGAAGGGCGTGATTTTGGGGAGCTCGCGCGCGGCAGGCGCGGATTCTGCTTGTGCCATTTCTTCGGGCACGTACAGGCCTGACATGTCCTCCGGGAAGGCCTTCCGCAACGCAAGCGCCTCGGCACACTTCGCCAGCATGACGTGCGGCATGGTTGCCCAGAATCGCGTAGGTGCGCCCTCCTTTGTCTTCTGGACGTACTCCGCCCAATGCGCGACGCCGACCGATGGGCGCTGCCAATCCTTGCGATAGACGCGCACGGTAGCCTTGAGCACCTGACCGCTCTGCTCGTCGTACTCCGGTTCGTCCTGGCCGTCGTACTTGCCGGTGCGCTCGGCAATGGCACGCAAGCCGTCGATGCTCGCCTGCGCGGCCCACACTTCGGAGCGCGTCTTACTATCCCAGCGCTTGACGAAATGGATCTGCTTCAGCAGCGGATTAAGCCTCCGCGCCGAGGCAATCTCCATGAGCACCGCGAACTCCTCGCGACCCGCGCCCTTGGCGTACATGGAGTAGATCATTTCTTGCTGGGCTTCGCTGAATTCGAGGCGTGTTGCCAGCGCTGCACCGTTGGGCTTGTGGACTTCGATAGCGGTCGTCATGTGTTTCTCCTGTCGCTGCTTCTCGCGCACGAAGTCGATGCTCGCGGCGAGCTGTTTCTCCAAAGCGGTCACAGCGCCTCCGAGTCCTGGTCGCGCAGCTCCGCGTCGACCAAAGCAAGGATCGTCGTCAGCCTGCCGTTGACCCGTGTCAGCGCAGCCTGGGCGCGCACGAGCTTCCCGCCGAGGCCACGGGCTGCGTCGACGGCAACGCGGAGTGCCTCTTCGAGCTCCGCTTCTCGCGCCTTGGACGCGGCGAGCTGGAGCTCAAGTTGAGCGACGCGGGACTCGGGCGTCATGTCCACCGCTCCCGCGCGAGTTGCAGCGTATGAATGCTCTCCTCGCCAATGCTCGCCCTCACTGTATGCCGCCTGTGCCAGGCGACTTCGAGCTCGGCCGCTTCTCGCGACTCATAGAGATTGCTGATCTCACCGTGGACGTAGACGACATAGACCTTCGACGCTTCGCGGAAGCGTTTCTGCCAGTCCATGATCTCTTTCTGCCAGTCCATGATCTCGTGCGCGTCGGTCATGGGCGCCTCACAATCGTGAATCCGAATGGCATCGCGGCCTCGCGCGCCTCTTGAGCCGTCCGATACGGCCCAGCTAGGCCAGCCGGAGTAACAACCCACCAAGTCACGAAACCCTCCATGGTGCGTCCACCCGCGCGGTCAGGTTCGCGTCGCGCACCGAGCTTTGCTCCTCTGCCCTGACGGCATCCTCAACGTCGTGCGCGCAGTGCATAATCTCGACGATGGTCGCGTCGTCGGGCACGTGCTTGATCAGCAGGTCGAGGAGCCTGCGATAAGCGTCGATTCTCGGGTTCACGGCCATCAGGCCACCCCTTCCATCAGCTCGTGCTCCACTCTCGCCAGCTCGTCCCACAGCTCAAGCTGTCGCGGCTCATCGTCGTAGTATTCGGCGCTGATCAGCTCGTCCTCGCGGATTTCGAGCGCGCGAATTTTGAGCCGTTCTATGCGGGCGTTTCGATGCGCGTGTTGCAGCACGTTAAAAACGTTGACGTTGAGCGAGGCTGACTCGCGGGGGACGAAAATGCTCATGGCTGCACCGCGATCATGCGGTCGACCAGCCCCAACGCAGACAGCTGCAAGCGCTCGACGGTTGCGCGCGCGGAGTCCCACGCGGCGTCCATCGCGGCGGCCCACGCGGCGTCCCTCGCGGCGGCCCACGCGGAGTCCATCGCGGCGGCCCACGCGGCGTCCCTCGCGGCGGCCCACGCGGAGTCCCTCGCGGCGGCCCACGCGGCGGCCCTCGCGGCGTCCCTCGCGGCGGCCCACGCGGCGTCCCTCGCGGCGGCCCTCGCGGCGGCCCACGCGGCGGCCCTCGCGGCGGCCGCTACTACGCGCGCGCGGTCCAGCACCACGAGAGCGGTCTCCACCGTTGTTCCGTCCACCAGCTCCTGCAGCGCACGCAACGCGGCGGCGTGCTCCGTGCACGACGGCGCCATATCTAGCCACGCTGGCGTTTGCTCGCGGACGTACCAGTCGAGAGCCATCCGCGATCGGCGCAGCTCGACGTCCGGCGTGCTGCGGGTACCAACGAGGCGCGGTATCAGATCGCGGAGCAATCGCGTGCGGTCAGCGTCCGGTAGTCCGTCGTTCCACGCGCGCAGGAATGCGCCGATTACTGGACACGCGCATCCGGGATGGTCGGTCCACTCCCCGGCGACGTATGCTACAGCCTCCATCACACAGGCGCCCTTGCTGACGTCGTCGTGCTGGCCGCTGTCGAGCGTCCACGTCATGGCCTCGGCGAGGCGCTGCGGGTCGATGGTGGTCACGGCAGTTCCCCCACAGCATCGAGCACCGACGCATCCGCCACCGGAGCAGCGGGCAATTCTTTCGGTCGCATCGCGCGGAGCTCGACGAGGGCATCCTCGGGGTCGGTGTGCTCCTTGGTCCAAGAGAGCCCGTCGACGTAGGCGCGGTAGGTGATCCCGACCGGCTTGCTCTCCTTGTCGAGCCGACGGCTCGCGTCGCTGTGTTCCGTCGCCTCGATCTGCACCGCGAAGTAACGGCCGTTGGCGACGGCGCGGACGGCGAGATGGAAGGATTTTAGGGACATCATGGCTGCACCGCCTCTTCCCGGAACACCGCGATCACCACCGCAATCGAGCTCGAGCACGGGCACGTCCGGACGACGTAGTGCTCGTAAGCGTCGATGTGGTCGTAGCCAAAGGGCAGGTCGGCAAATTGAGCCGCCGAGTAGCAGCGACCGCAGCGACATTCCTTGACGATGGGCTCGGCGCGTACGCTGTAGAAACCGGGCGACCGCGTCGCGTCGCTGCCGACGGCGGGGGCGACTGGGTGGGTGGGGGACGGTGTTGCGTCGCCCTCGTCGACAATCAACGGGTACGTCGGCGCGCAAGAGGGCGTAGGGTGGGCGATCCCGCTGGCCGTGGTGGCTGCGGGGCGTGGGTGGACTGAAACGTGGGAGGTCGACATGGTGGCTCCGTTGGATAAGAGCCAGTATATGCCAGTCCGGCATTATGTCAAGCGGGCATGCAAGACTTTTTCTTGCACACACCCACCGACATTGCCAGGGGCGAAGTCATGACCGTGATCTGTCGCTGGCGCGGCGTCTGGGTGGCTCGCGTCTATGAGCGTTGCGGCCCTGGCCTACGCCTAGCGCTGCTTCTTGCCGGCTCGTGGCCCTACGTACGCCTGCAGCTGCGGGAGGAGCTCGGACACGATCTGGTGGGCGAGGTCCCCGGTTTCAGCCTTGATGCGCGTCGCGAGCCGGACACCGCCAAAGACGTACGAGAGATCCATGCCTCGGCGTGCACAGGTGTCGAGCAAGACCAGGAGGCTTTCGAGTTTCAGGCTCCGCTCTCGCCCGAATCGTGAGATCGACGACTGCGAAATGCTCGTCATGCCGGCGAGCTTCTCCTGGGTGAGCTTCAAGCGCTTCTGCTCTTCCTTGAATCGAGCATTCACGGTCACGGCGAGCGCCTCTGATGCCGCAGCTTTTTCGGCCACCCGCGGAGCCTTGCATATGCGCCCTTGACATATTGTCCGTCTGGCATAAGAATGGGCCTCGTGAATCGCGGAGCCAAACTGCTGGGAGCGCTACTCGCTGAGCGAGGGGCCCAAAAGCGGCTTGCCGATGAACTTGGGATTGACCAGGGCTACCTGAGCCGGATCGCAAGCGGAGAGCGCATCCCAGGACTGGACGCCAGGCGAAAGCTCAAGCCGCTCGGCATCGACCTGGAGGCATGGGACGAGCCGAGTGCAGAGAATGACGCCGACGACGACGCCCCCGACAGCGACACCAAGCCGACCCCGAGCAAGGGCTCGCCGGTGCAGAGCAAGGCGGCCGGCTGATGATGCCCAGCGCATCCATCGCACCGTCGCACACCGACGCACGCGCCGTAACTAGGCACACGTGCAGGAGTGCCGCGTGATGGCGCGCCCGGCGTACTACTCGTACCCCGACCAGATCGGTCACTTCGCGCGCGTCAACGACGTGCACGGCGAGCGTATTCGCGGGCCGCACGGCACGATCCTCCACGAGTGCCAGCGCTGTTCGAATCGTCAATATATCCTGCTGAATTCTCAGTATCTGCCGAAGTGCCGAAGGTGCGGTGCGCAGAGCTCGGGCGTCAATCCGCTCGAAGTGCGCCGCCCAAAGTTTTTGACCGGTTGAGCCGCGAAGCGCGGCGATCAGGGAAGGCTCTGAAAACGTGTCAACCTCTGAAAACGTAAGCACCTCTACTGGACATGAGTCCGCCTGCGTGCAGGGCGGGGGCGCGCGACCATGAGCGCCGACTTCACTGTTGACAGCGAATTCGCTTCGCTGATTCAGCCGCTCTCTCGCGACGAGCACGCACAGCTCGAAGCTAACCTGCGCGCCGAAGGTTGCCGCGAGCCGCTGACAGTGTGGGCCGACCAAAGCATCTTGCTCGACGGACACAACCGCTACGGCATCTGTCGCACCCACAATATCGAGTTCACCACGTGCGAGCTTTTCTTTCCAGATCGCGATGCGGCCAAGCGTTGGATCATCACCAACCAACTCGGTCGGCGCAACCTGACGCCGGAGTCCATCTCGTACCTGCGCGGAAAGCTGTACCGGGAAGCAGAAAAGCAACAGGGCGCACGGACGGATCTACTTCCGGAAAAAGTTTCCGGAAGTGACACGGCTAAACGGCTTGCTGAACAATTCAATGTCACCGACCGCACGATCCGAAACGATGCCGCCTTCTCCGAAGAGCTCGACGCGTTGGCCGAAGAGCTCGGCGACGACTTCCGCCAGGACGTGCTGAGTCGCGATAACACAGAGATCAAACGCACCGAGGTGGTGGACCTTGCACGGCGGGCGAAGAATGACCCGGAACGACGCAAGGCAATCGTCGAGAAGCTGAGAAGCAAAGAAGCCGCTTCTGTCAAGGACGCCGATCGGGCGCTCAGAAATGAAGAGCGCGCCGCGGAGCGGGAGAAGGCCATCGCCTCGGCTTCTCTGGATCCAGACAAGTGGTGCAAAGGCGATGTCTGCCGAATCGAAGAGCTCGATCTCCCCGAGAACTCCATCGATATGGTGTTCACGGATCCGCCATATCACGAAGAGCACCTTGACCTAATTGGTCACCTGGCTCGCGTCGCGGCGCGAGCATTGAAGCCGGGCGGGCTCTGCCTTGTTTGCGTGGGGCAGATGTACCTTCCGCGCGTCATCTACGACTTGAACGAGCGCCTGGAATACGTCTGGCAGTTCGTCGTCTTTCATCCGTTCAGCCAGGCGCGCTGCAACAGTCGGGCCGTCTTCTACAACTACAGACCGATCCTGGTTTTTAGAAAGCCTGGGAAGCTTCCGCACGCCAGCGAACAGCCGTGGGTTCAAGACGTAGTCCGGGGCCGCCGCGACAAGGATGAGCACGATTGGCAGCAGGACGAAGACGCTCCGCGTCAGTATATTGAGGCGTACACGAAGCCTGGCGATACCGTGCTTGAACCGTTCACGGGCGGCGGCACGACGGCTGCGGTTTGCAAGGCGTTGGGGCGCAAGTGTCTCTATTTCGACATAGCAGAAAGTGCGGTTTCGATTACTCGCGCTCGACTTCAGAAGATTCAGGAGAATGCAGCATGATTCCCATCAAGGTAAGTCCAGAAAACGTGGGCCCGCTGATCATTCGCGCTTACCGCGAAAGCGATTATCACCAGTACATCCGGGAGCTGCTCCAGAACTCGCTCGAGGCCGAGTCAAAACAGATCGAGTTCATGCCAGAGTGGCAGGCGGTCGAGCGCAAAGGCGTTTGGCGTCTCATGGTCGCCGACAATGGTTGCGGCATGACCGCGGAGCAACTTGAGCGCTACCTCGGCGAGTTCGGGCAAGGAGGCAAGGCGATAGGCGGCTACCACGAGAACTACGGCATAGGCGCGAAGAGCTCCACGCTCCCGTGGAACCCGGACGGAGTCGTTATCATTTCGTACACTCCCGAATACCCGGACGGGGCCATGATTTGGCTGCGATACGATACGGAGTCCGGCATGTATGGACTTCGGGAGCTTTCTGCCGATGGCGAAGGCGTGGTGGGGCCATGGGACGACACGGACGGACCATCCGGAATCGACTGGAGCAGCGTGGCACCCGAATGGGTACGGCCACGGGGCACCGTAGTGATCCTACTCGGCGGTAACGACACGGAGGACACGTTCCTTGGTAAGAAGGGCGCGGATATTCTTCGCCACGTGCGTAAGTACATCAACGCGCGCTTCTGGGAAATTCCGGAAGGCGTGAAGGTCGGAGTCACTGAGCCCAACCAGCGTACGGATCTGCCGACGTCACGGGCTGGGGCTTTCAGCGCTCCCGCGGGAAAGCGAAACGGTCCTCTCTCTCGCAACTACGTTTACGGGGCACGCAAGTACGTACTCGACGAGCAGGGCCAGTCCGACCACCTTGACCTTAAGGATGGCACGCGAGTTCATTGGTTTCTCAGGAGCATCCCTTTCGGCCAGGACGGCGATTACAGGCCGCGCCGTGGCTACGTTGCCGCTCTGTACCGGAACGAGCTTTACGGCTCCAGTGATCACCCGCAGACATTTCGTGCTTGGGGGATCGGCGATGCCAAGGTCGCCGCGCGCCTAAGCCTGATCATTGAGCCCATGATCGCCGGAGACGGAGACGGCGTATTCCCTAGTCAGGCCAGGTCTGCGCTATTCATGCAAAAGGCTGGAGGCAGCGCTGAACTGCCGTGGGATCGCTGGCGAGAAGAGTTCCGAGAACATTTGCCGGAAGCGATCGAGGCCGCGCTCAGCGCTCCGAATGAATCGGACGATGAAACGGACGAGCGCCTGCTCGAAATCGCTCGGAGACTGAACGAGCGCTACTCGGGAGAAAATCTAGCAGAGCTCAGACTGCAAGAGCAGGGACGGGAGCGCGTCAAGCCGGAGCGGCGAGCGGGTCCCAGGACGCCCCCTGGGCCCCCTGGGCCACAGCGACCGAAACGGAATCGCCCACTCAATGTCGGTACAAGGAAAGGCACCGAGTCGGCAGTTGCAGACAAGAAGTCCGAATCCGGTTTACCGGAATTGCACTGGGTCACCGAGGATTGCCTTGCCGAAGAGGACCAGAGATTCGCCGCAATGTGGGAGGACGAAAGCTCTCGCTGGCCCAGTGGGCACATTGCCGCAAATCGCGATTTTCCTCCGATCGTGCTGCTACTGACTGAGATGAAGAAACTTTGGCCGGTATCCATGGGGCACCGCGTTGAGAAAGCCACGCTTGGGGAGTTGGCGGTTTCGCTCAGAGCGAAGGTGGCAGAGTTTCGCGGCAACATGACTCAGTTCGGTTGGAAGGGTCCCGAAGTCCGCGATGTGCTGAATAACCCCGCCGCCCTGACTCTTTGCATGGTTGGCTTCGCCTCCGAGCAAGATGCGATCAAGCGCCAGCTGACTGAGCTTCTCGGCAAACCCCGCAAGCTACGCGCGGTAGGCGAATGAACACCTTCCCCCTCCCGCCCTCCGAGCCGGTGACAGCAGAGGTGTCTGTCACCGGCTCTGAGGCCGCGAGCAGCTCGATAGCCCAACCCGCAGTCGCGCTCGCGTCCTCGGCTACTCCGCTCGCCGAGGTGATCTGCCTCGAGGAACACCGCAGCGCTCTGATCGAAGAGCTCGAAGCCGAGAAGGACCTCGCGACCATCGAATCACTACTCAAGATGTGGCGCGCGCGTCCGGGCGACGTGAGTGCTGTGTGGGTGCTCCGGACAATTCAAGGTGCGCCATGAGCGGCAACGACTTCATCCACGACCTGCTCGGCATGGACCCGTACGGCGTTCCATGCGAGCCGATCTGCAGCGACGAGGATTGCGCCCCGTGTGCAATGACAGAGTGTGGATTCCGCGAGCCGCTGCATCGTCATCACGACGGCTGCCCCGCGTGCTCGTTACTTTGGGCGCTCGAGGACGGATTGAGGGCGTTGGCATGAGTATCACAACCCAAGTCGACGCGATGCTGGCTGTCATCGACCGCGAGCTCTCGTTGCCTCCTGATTGCTGCGTCGTGTGCGGCGACGTCTCTGCGAGAGAGTTTTGCTCGCCGAGATGCCGGCTGGAACTTTGGCGTTCGCGGCGCGGGCTGACGGGCTCCGTGTGGCGCGAAATCGGCGAGCGGAGGGATGGCTACTGATGATCCAAGACCGCTCGTTTCTCAAAGAATTCTGCTGCAGCATCAACCGGGGCATCTTCTGGCCGTTTCGCGTCGAACACAGCGGTCAAGGATGGGACTGCGCAACGGATCTAAAGGGCCTGGTGTTCGTTGCTGGAGCTACCGTGCCCATGCACGACAACTATCCACCGGCTGGGCTCGTGCAAGCCGCCGCAAAACTGGCGCACGTGCCAGACAAATGCATTGGCGAGGCGTTCGTAGGAGCAATTGTTGACTGGGCTGAACCAAGCTGGACTTGGTACGAGCATCCGAGCGGCGCCATCACTGAACGTGTGCCGGCGCACCCGTCCTTGCGCATGGCAAAGTTCTGTGGCCGCGTGATGGATCGCTGGCTCGTGTGGCGATTCGTTCACGCGATGCCGCTTAACGAGACCGTTCGTATTCAAGCGGACGATTCGCCGAAATCTCCGGTCCACATCTGCGGCGACGGCTGGCGCGTCGTGCTTATGCCGTGTCGCGACAAGGTAGGCGTTTGGTACGGAGAACCCTTTCCCGGGGCGCCATGATTCCGACCTGGATCGCGTGGTGCGCGCTTTTCTTCGGCGTCGGCGTCGAGATGCTCGTGGCACTCGTGTGGATTGGAGCAGGTGGCTGATGTTCTGGACCGACCGCGAGCACGTTGTGACCGCCCTGCGAGCAATCGCGGCGAAGGTCTGTGCTTACGGCGGCTCGGGGCGCTGTGACTGCAAGTACGCTCGCGGCGACACCAAGAACCTGCTCACGGCGACCGAGGCCGGAAACGGCTGTTGTGAGCTCTCGGCTGCAGCGGAAGCCATCGAGCACATGACCGACCGCGAATGGGAGATGGTCAAGAAGCGTTCGCGGCTCGCGATGGTGAAGGTCGTGAAGAAGATCGAGGCGAAGCCAGCGATCGTAGCGAAACTGATGCGTGAGAAGGGGATTGAGCCAGCATGATCCCCTGGTACCTCGCGCCGCTCTGTTTCGCCTTTGGGGTGCTCGCGGCTGCGGTCTGGATTGGGAGCGGAGGCCCGTCATGACCCAGTGCCCGAAGTGCGGAGGCTCAGATATCCGCGGACCGTTCTACCACGACGGCGGATACCCGTATCACGAGGAGTGTCTCATCTACCGTTGCCAGTGCGGCTACGTGCAGACGCGCCCCTGCTGCGACTCGACTAAGCCGCGGGTGAAGACGCTCGCCGAGATTGCCGAGACGGCGAAGGGCGGGAAGCCATGACCGACCACGCCCTGTCCTGGGTTCTCATCGCGGTTTGCCTCGTGTGGCTCTGCACGCTGGCGGGAGGGTCGGGCGCGTGACTTGGCGCACCGCAGAGGATATCGCGGAGGAGCTTCGCGTGGGCCGCACGAAGGCCTACCAAATCGCGCGTGAGATTGGCGTCAAGATGGGTGCGAACATTCGCGTTTCACCGGAGGCATGGCAACGATGGCTCGACGGGCTCCCCAAGGCTTCTACAAGCGAAACCGCGTCTGGTACTGGCGCACCGATCCCATCACCAAACAGGCGCACTCGTCGCGATGCACAAACCTCGACGCTGCCATCCGCGCCCACTGCGAACGCCAGCGACGGGCGGTCGACCCTGCATACGCGGCCGAGAAAGACCCGGGGATCAACAGCTGGGCCATGAAACTACTCGAGATCAAAAAGCGTCAGAGAGCGCCGGCCACGGTGCACTACTACACGAAGAAGCTCGGCCACATCGTGCGCTTCTTCGGCGCCGAGTCGCCCGTGTCATCGATGATGCCGGCACGCTTCGACGATTACGTGGCCCAGCGGCTCGAAGAGGGTGCCAAGCCGCACACGATCAGCAAGGAGATCAAGGCGGCGCGCCTTGTGGCCAAGTTGGCGGCTCGATCAGGTGCATTCCGCGGCGACCCGGCGACGTTTCAGCCGGTCGACT